GTGAGCATTTTGAGCACTCAGGCCCGATTGTCGCGCCTTAACGATCGTCGTCGCGCCTTGGAGTCTGAGTTGTCCAAGGTGTCAGAGCGAATCGCGGAGGCCGAGGCGGACCACCGAGAGCAAATCGCCAAATCTCTGCAATCGTCCAACCGGGAAGAGCGCGACGGAGCCTCACGTATCGCGCGTTGGTGGGGAGTGGCAGCCTAGCCGTATTTCCATGACCACCACCCCCAATACCCGCCGCTGCAATCTCTGCAATCCAGCCACGCTCGTAACCAACGGCGTGGACTCGCGGGGTTGGACTCGGATGCTGTGCGGCACCTGTTATCGGTTCTATGGGTTTAAGCCGCCGGCGGATGCGGCGAAATCGAAATCGTTCAAGGAGACGAGCGAGCAATGATCGCGACGAATCAAGCCTTGTGCACGGTGCGCGACGTCAGCGGCAGTCCGTGCGGATTTACCGCCGTCGGCCAGGGTGTGGGCGAATATTGCCCAACCGTCTGTGCGTACCACGCGAAATGCATGGTGTTTTGTGGATTCCAAGTGAAGTTGCTGTCGGGGCGACTGATGACGTTGGGCACGTGGCGACGGAGCGATTCGCTTGCTGCCGCGAAGGACTTGGAGCAGCGGTATCGGCCGGTGAGCGAGTGTGCCTATCGGCTCCGCGCGGTCAATCACGAGATTCGGCAAATGGAGAAGGCATCGACCGTGCGAGGCGACAACGCGAAGGAACTGGTGCGGCTGTACGACCTTCGCGACTTGCTCGATCGGCAATTGGTCGAAACGTTTCAAGCAGTCAGTTGAGTCAGTAGGAGTTGGCCGGCAGGGAGAGCCGGCGTCAAAGGGATTCTTCCGCGGACGGCATGGAGGTTCTCTGCGGGAAGTGCAAGGAGGTTCGGCATGTTGGTTTTGAGCAGAGAGCGCAACGAGGGGATTCGTATCGGCGACGACATCCGCATCGTGGTTGTCGAGATTCGGGGCGACAAGGTTCGGCTGGGGATCGAGGCACCGCAGGAAGTGCCGGTCCATCGGGACGAGGTGTACGAGGCGATCAAGCGAAACGGCAGCAAGCGGGAGCAAAGCAGTGAAGACAGCACCAGCAAAAACTGAAGACTATTCACTCGACAGCCTCGACGTCGACATGGATTCCGACGACGGCGCGGTCGCAACAAAGATCGCGGGCAATCCGGCTGCCACGCCGGCCAGGGCAGTCCCGCCCAAGGCGCCGGCGAAGACAACCACGACATCGCGCAGGCCCAGGGCGGCGGCTGCGCGTCGAGCTAGTGCGGACGAGCCATGCTACTTCGACTTGGAGACGATCCCGGATGAAAGCCGGTTGGAGTTGTTCGGGCTCGAGCCGGTGCCGCCGGTGGAATTGCGAACATTTCTCGATTGCCCCATTCCAGGGGAAGTAGTTGCCGGAACGGTTGCTGATGTCAAAGCCAAACTGCAAGGCGTGTTCTCCGATGACTACTACTACCAAGAGTGCATCAAAACAGAAGCGGCGGGCAAAAACCGCGACGGAGTCATCAAAGAAATCCAGTCAGCGAAAGCGGCCCGCGACAAAGCCCTCTCGGCCGGCGACGAGCGCCGCAAGCTCCTCAGCACCACCCCCGAGTTCTGTCGAATCGTGGCGATGGGGATTGCCGTCGGCGACAGCCCGGCCCATGCGATGGTGGTTGGTCTGAAGGGTGTCACCGAGGAGCAAATCCTCGAAACGTTCTGGTCGCATGCCCTGTCGCATCGGCTGGTCGGCTTCAACTGTTTGTCGTTCGACCTGCCGGTGCTTTTCACGCGATCGGTGCTGCTGGACGTTCCCTCGACCAAGCAACTCGACCTGAAGCCCTGGGGCAACGACGTGCTGGATTTGTACCACGCGAGATTCAACGGTCGCGGCAGCATGGGCGGCGAGCGGCCGGGCCGGCTCAAGGATCTCGCTCGCGTGATGGGGATTCCGGTTCCCGCTGGGGACGTGGACGGCAGCCAGGTCGCGGAATTGTTTGCGACCAGTCCGGAAAAGGTTGGCGAATACGTCGCGAGCGATATCGACGTCACGCGGGCGTATCACCGCATGTACCGCGGCTACTTGTGGTCGTGATTGATTGAACTCTGAAGTTGGAATGAACGAGCGAACCAGGAGATAGGAAATGAACACGGCGACAGTTGACGCGGCCAATGCCGATGCAGAGGCCCCTTTTGATGCGGACCAAGCCAGACTGCCGGCAATCCAAGGAATGAACGCATTCCAGCAGGTTGCCCTGTACGACCGGATTGCGGATCCGATGGATGCCGTCGTTAAGTTTGGCGATTCCATGTTTCGCAGCGGTATGTTCGGCTGTCAGACGCCGGACCAAGGCCGCATGCTCGCGCTGGTTTGCATGTCGGAGCGGAAATCCCCGACCGAGATCATGCGGACCTATCACATCATCGAAAACAAGTTGTCGATGAGAGCCGACGCCATGCTTGCGATCTTTCGCATGCTGGGCGGCGAGCATGAGGTTTTGCATCGCACGCCAGAGATTGCGTCGATTCGGTTGATCGATGGCAAGACGCGAGCCCGCAAGCAAACGGACTTCACGTTTACTTGGGAGGAAGCGCAGCAAGAGCCGTTTCCGTATGGCAAGCCTGACAAGGACGGAAAGCCCGTTCTCAAGAAGAACTGGGCCACGCCTCGCGCACGGATGCAAATGCTCTGGGCTCGCGTGGTGAGCGATGCCGTCCGAACCCTAAAGCCGGAAGTGAACTGGGGAGTCTACACCCCGGAAGAAACGGCCGACTTTGGCGACGACATCCCCGGAGCATCGGCTCCGCCCAAGGAACCGGCCGGAAAATCTGAGGCAGCCAACGCGCGGCGGCAAGCGATGAGCGAGGTTGCAAAGACGACGGTTGACGTTGCCAGCACACCGGCGGCGGAGGCGACCAAGGATGAAGCGATTCGCTGGCCGTATCCGAGCACTGAAACGGCTGCTACAGCGGAGAAGTTTCTACAGCAAGGAGCAGCGGCCACAGCAACGACGCCGCTCGACACAACCGTCACGAAGGTCGATCAACTGCGCTGGGTGAAGCAACTCAAGGAAGCGTCGGGGATTACGCAAGAAACGTATCTCGCCGGGCTGACCAAGTTGGGAGTCACGACGGCCAAGGATCTCGACGAAACGGGAATGTCTCGACTGATCGGTTGGCTCGAAAAGCTCAAGAAAGATCGGGAGTCCAACGAGTGGGCCAACAATCTTGGCGCAGAGAAACCCGCTGAGGGTAACTCGGGAAACTGACCGAGCGCCGGGGTCATCCTGGCGCAAATCTTGAGGGTTGGCCAAAGCAACTCCGGCACCTGGTTGAGACCTACGGTCCGGACAGAGTTCACCAGACAGGTTTGCAAGTGCTCGGTTATCCGCCCGGGCTGATTCATTCGACCGCAGAAGCATTGAGGGTGGCGGAGGCCCTCAAGCAATAGGAGTGATAGCCATGACAGATAGCGACTGGGATACGACAAAGGGTGCGGACTTCTCGATGGATGCCGGCGACATCGATGCCGATGAACTTAAGCCAAACAATGGGCAGGTCGACAAGAAAGGGATGTATCACTTCGAGGTAAGTGACGTAGTGGATGAAACCGATGTCCAGGCGGGAAAAACGCCAGCCATTCGTTTTGATTTGCTGGTAATGCATTCAGTACCAAACCAAAGCCCCGCTGGCTCGATTCTGTTTCATCGCATCTACATGCGATCCGCCAAGGGCGGCCCGCCGTCCGAGGGTTCTCGCAAGTCGGCGTTCAAGTTCGGAAGTGCGCTGGGATTGGTGATGGAACGCAATGTCGACGGCAAGAAGGTGATGGTGGATTTCCGTAGCGGAAAAACCAATATTCCAGTTGACCTTTGGAAGTTGGCGAAGTCCTGCCAGTTCATCGGCAAGATTGAGATGGAGCAGGACAATCCCCAGTACGCTCCGCAAGCAAAATTGTCATATGGCGATTCTTGGTCGCTAGATGATCCGAAAGTTGCGGACGTTCCCAAGAACACTGACGCCGTTGCGATGTTCAAGGAAGATCTCGAAAAGATGGCACAAACTCGCAAGCACTGGCTCGACAACCCCATCGGAGCAGCACCGCCGGCGGCAGGAGGTGGCGCTCCAGGCGCTTCCACACCTCCGGCGCCTGCTCCGGCTCCCGTGTCGGCCCCAGCGGGCCTGGACGATGCGGCTTTGGCTGATTTGTAGGAACCCCGCGCGAAGGCGACGGCGGTGACACGCGGTCAACATGAGCCTCCCTGCCCCGGGCTCACGCAAACGGTCGGACAATCCGGCCCGTCGCCAATCTTTCAACCTCAACCACCAACCACACCCTCTACCACTCGCACGCTCACCCGATCGACATGGCTGACTCCGAAGAACTCACCGGCACCGTGAAAGCGATCTTCTTCCGATCGGAAGATTCGGATTTCATCGTTGCCGAACTTGTGGACGGCAAGATCGTGTGCGGCGATGCCCCAGTTGCATCGTTCGTGCCGCGCATGACCTATCGGTTCTACGGCAAGTGGAAGGTCCGCAAGGGGAAGGATCAGTTCGTCTTCGAGCAATACAAGCTGCAAGAGCCCCACACTCGCGTGGGCGTGGTGACCTACCTCAGCAAGTTCGCAACCAACATCGGCCCCGCAATCGCCAACCGGCTGTTTGACGTTTACGGCACCGATGCGGTCAAGGAACTGCGCGGCAATTGGGAACTCGTCGCGGAGACCATCAAGGGATTGACGCGCGATCGCGCCCGGGCGGCTTCTCAATCGCTCCAGGCCATGAAGCTCACCGAGGACGTCCGGCAGGAATTGGCAACGTTGTTCCACGGCCGTGGCTTCCATGGCCGGCTGGTCGACGACGTCATCCGGAAGTACGGAATCCTGGCACCTCAGCGAATCAAACGCGATCCGCTGTGCTTGCTGGTCGAAGGGTTTGCAAGCTGCGGATTCGCCCGCTGCGACTCGCTGTATTGCGACCTGGGGCTGCCGCAGGATGCCTTGAAGCGGCAGACGATCTGCATTTGGCATTTGTTGCGGGAAGACAGCAACAGCACTTGGCTACGCGAAAGCGATCTGGTCCGCAAACTGGGCGAGATGATCGGCGGGACCGTGCCGGATGCGGCCAAGGCGATCAAGCTCGGCATTCGCTCGGGCTGGCTCGCGCGGTTTGAGGATGAGGCCGGAGTTGCTTGGCTGGCCGAGGGAGAGAAGGCGAATCACGAGGTGTGGCTCGCGGGACATTTAAGGGAGTTGATGGATGTCGAGTGCAACAAAGCGTGCCTGCGAGAGCAAGGTATTCGATCGGACGCGACCTATCTGGGTGCTCCGATTTTGGCCCTCGACGATCCGAATAGGCGAGCGGTCGGAGGAGAACTTGGTGTTGCTGCAATCTGAAGATGGGGATGAGGTGCTGAGGCGGAAGCGGGAAGTGGAGCGGTCGGGCGGTTACGTGAACGAGTTTCGGCGCAGTTCAAAACGGATCATGCAATGACGACAGCAACGAAGCAAACCGTCCTGTGCTGCTCGTGTGGCGCTGGTCGCGACACGAAAGTCACGGCTCGCGGAACGGCGAGGGTTCCAAGCGGCTGGAAGCGGCAAGGCGACTCCGTGTTTTGCGACAAGTGCTGGCGTAATCGCTACGTGCTTCGCGCTGTGACGTTTGCGGTTTCCGGTCCTGTCGATCGTAGCTGGGAGGAATTCCGGGCTGCACTGCGAACCGCGTGGTCGCAGACAACGGCGGCATCGAATTGGATGATGTCCCAATTGTGGGCTCGCGATACCCAGAGAGTGCCGAGCCAGGAAAAGATGCCAGCCATGGAGCGGGTGTACTTATACCCCGAAGCAAGAACGCGATTTCCGGACCTGTCCAGCAGCACAGTTGCCAGTCTTGAACAGCAAACACAGAGAAAATACCGATCGGATCGATATAAGGTTCTTTGGACCTGCGATCGGTCAATTCAAAACTTTAAGTATCCAGTGCCTTATCCCGTCCCCGCTGCCACCGTGAAGCTCTCTCGCGGCGAAGGTGGAGAAGCGATTGTGTCGCTGCCGTTCGGCACGGAACGATGGTCGCTTCGGTTGCGGGGAGGGCACCGCTACCGCCGGCAGATTGCCGCCTTTGACAAGCTGGTTAAGGGGGAGGCCGAACTTGGCGAAGTGTCGATTTATCGCGTGTCGTCCGGAACCAACACCCACCGCGCCGGCGATAGCGGACGCGACAGCGGAGGCCAAAAGTCATCCAGCGAAGTCATGTTGAAAATTGCCTGCTGGCTTCCGCGAGTTGAAAGGGCTGCCGCGTCGGACGTTCTGCGGGTTTCCACTGGTCCCGAATCGCTCTGGCGGGCACTGAATGAGAAAGACGAGCAGATTTGGGTATTGAACGCAGATCACATTCGCCGCGCTCAAGCTGAGCATGGGCAGCGGCTGCACCGACTGAGCGAAGACGCAACGGCCGAGCAGCGACCAGTTGCGTCTTTTCAGTCGCGACGTGCGGCAATGGTCACCAAGCATCATCGCCGCATCAATAGCTGGTTTCAGCAGTGCGCGATGCAGTTGGCGAAGTACGCCCAGCGACGACGGATGGCAGCGATTCGTTACGACGATTCAAACAAATTGTATTGCGTGTTGGATTGGACTCGTTTGCGGCTGGCTTTAGCCAAGGCTTGCGAGGACTGCGGAATTGAACTGATCGTTGCGAGCGGCGAGGTGGCGAGCGAATCGCCGGAACCGCTCGCACAGGACGTAAAGGAGTGATGCGATATGAGTTGGAACAAACAGGCCACCTCCAGGCCGAGCGCGGGAAAGGCGTTGTACGCTTGCCGGCAACGAACGCTCGCGGAACGCGGTTTAAGCGGAAGGGATATTTGCACTTGTGCAGCCGCCCCTTCGGTTGTTTTCACATGCGAAAGAGACTGAGGTCGTGCCCCGAGTTTTGGAACGATTGAGTCAAAGTCCGCCTTCGGTTGTTTTCACATGCGAATGAGACTGAGGGACGAGTTTTTCTGCGGTGGACATCTGCCCTTCGGTTGTTTTCACATGCGAAATTTACTGAGGGAATCTGATTACGCGGATGCCAAGGTCAGACGCCGACCCTTCGGTTGTTTTCACATGCGAACGTTACTGAGGGGTTACTGGACTGGGAGAAAAGCCATGGCGACCACCGTCCTTCGGTTGTTTTCACATGCGAACGTTACTGAGGGTGTCAAGGAAACTGGCAATCTCTCGCGTGCTGATCGCCTTCGGTTGTTTTCACATGCGGAAGTTACTGAGGGCGAGAGCGCGAGCATGAGTATGTCGAGGACGTCGGCGCCTTACGTTGTTTTCACATATGGAATTTACTGAGGTGCGATCTGAGGGAGGAGGAGCACGCCTTGCCTGACCAGCTCGCGACCATCCTGCATGTGGAATTTACTGAGGGATGTCGGGCGTTTGTTTGCTACCGGGATGCTTCACGTGTGGAAGTTACTGAGGTCCAGAGTGGCAAAGAGTTGTTGAGGTTTCGCGTGTGAAAGCTACCAACCGAGGAGCGGAGATGGAACGCATCGACCTACTGAAGACTTGTAATCGCATAAGTGAACGATCAACCGAGGAGCAATGAGTTGCACTCCACCTGGCCCAAAACCTTCGACATCGAAAGCCTGTCCAAACACCAATCGGACGCCCTCGATCGCCTTTTGCGCTCCCGTCTCGCCATCCTCACCGGCGGACCTGGCACGGGCAAAACCTACACCATGTCCGCCCTGCTCAAGGCGTGCACCAAAAAGTTCTATTCGCACGAAATCGGCATCGTGGCGCCAACGGGCAAGGCTGCCATCCGCACCACGGAAGCGATGCAGTCGCAAGGCCTCTATTCGCTCGAAGGGACCACAATCCATCGGGCATTGCGAGTCACGCGAAACGGCCACGACAAAAAGGGCTGGGGGTTCAAGCATCACGCCGGCAACCCGTTGCGGTTCAAGGTGCTGGTGATCGACGAACTTTCGATGCTCGGCACCACGCTGGGCTATTCGCTCTTCTCAGCCATCAAGCCGGGCACCCTCGTGCTCTGCCTGGGTGACGAGGGGCAACTCCCGCCGGTCGAGCATGGCGCTGTCCTGCGCGATATGCGACTGGCCGGCATCCCGTGCGAGGAACTGACCGAGGTTCGCCGCAACGCGGGCCGCATCGTCAAAGCGTGCCAGCAGATTCGCGCGGGCGTCCCATTCACGCCCAGTGAGGCAATCAACCTGGCTACCGGCGAAAACCTCCGCCACGTGGAATGCACGCGGCCCAAGTGGACCATCCGGCACATTGAACGATTACTGTCGGGCCTGCCGTCGCATTTTGACGTCCGGCGCGACCTGCAAGTTCTGACGGCCATCAAGGTCGACAAGTCGGAACTGTCGCAGCCGGCGATGAACCGCGTGCTGCAGGCGCTGCTGAACCCGAACGGCAAGACGGTCGCGGCTGGGCCGGCGGCACGGCTCCGCGAGGGGGACAAGGTTCTCTGCACCTCGAACGGCTGGTTTACCTGCATCGACGAAGAGTACCTGCGCATCGAGCAGGAGAAGCTTGAGGCAGAGGGGGAGCAAGTCGACGGCGATGAAATCTTCGTTGCCAATGGCGAGCTCGGGGTAGTTCGCCAGCTTGATGCCGGAGCGATCTACGTCGAACTGGATTCGCCGCGGCGGACGATTCGGGCGGAGCGGGACGAAATCAGCAACTTTGACCTGGCCTATGCGATTACCACGCACAAATCGCAGGGTTGCGGCTGGCCCATCGTCATTTACGTATCGGACGACTACGGCGGGGCCCGGTTCGTGGCGAGCCGCGAGTTGATCTATACGGCCATCAGCCGGACCGAGCAGTTGTGCTTCACGATCGGGAAGAAATCCACGATCGATCAGGACTGCCAGCGGTGTGCGTTGGAGTCGCGGAAGACGTTTTTGGCGGAGCAATTGAGGATGGCGGCATGAGCAGGAAGCAAGGACTCATCATCGACAGCTTCGCCGGCGGCGGTGGCGCATCGCTCGGGATTGCGTGGGCGCTCGGTCGATCGCCGGACATTGCCGTCAACCACGATGGCCCAGCCTTGGCGATGCACGAGGCCAACCATCCCGACACTCGGCACGTGCTGGAGGACGTCTGGCGCGCGAACCTGCGATCGCTCATTGGCCGCCGAAAGGTTGACCTGCTGTGGGCATCGCCGGACTGCCGGCACTTTTCACGGGCGAAGGGCTCGAAGCCGGTCAGCAAGAAAATTCGATCACTGGCGTGGGTTATCTGTCGCTGGGCTGAGCAGGTCCGGCCTCGTGTGATCGTTCTCGAAAACGTGCGCGAGTTCGCCGACTGGGGCCCGCTTGTGCCGGTCTATCGCTGCCGCTCCTGCGACTGGCGCGGGACGGAGGGCCAGGCCAAGCTGGCTCGAGTTCATCGACGCTGCCCGCGCTGCAATGCGTCTCGGCTCATTCAGACAGACGAACACCGTCCGGATCCCAATCGCCGCGGTTTGACTTTCCGCCGCTGGACGGGACGACTACGAAACCTGGGGTATGTAGTCGCCTACAAAACGCTCGACGCGGCAGACTACGGCGCCCCAACCCACCGCCGGCGACTGTTCTTAGTTGCCCGCTGCGACGGTCGGCCGATCGAATGGCCAGAGGCATCGCACGCGGATCCGTCCAAGCTGGACGATCAACCGTTGTTCTCACGGCTCAAGCCTTGGCGAACGGCTGCGGAGTGCATCGACTGGTCCCTGCCATGTCCCAGTATTTTCGATCGTCAACGCCCGCTGGCTGACAAGACCATGCGACGGATTGCCATGGGCCTGTGGCGGTACGTGCTCAACGATCCGCAACCGTTCATTGTTCGTTGCGATCACGGTGGTGACCACTTTCGCGGCCAATCGATCGATCAGCCGCTCTCGACGGTTACCGGGCATCATGGGTTTGGCGTTGTTGCTCCGGTGCTGAGTAAGTACCACGGCCAAAAAGCCGGGGAGTCTCGCTGCCATTCGCTTGATCGCGGATTTGCAACGCTCGACACGCAGAATCGATTCGGTCTGGTGGCCGCCACACTGGCCAAGTTCTACGGCGGAGTTGTGGGGCATTCGATCGACAAGCCCATTGGAACGGTTACCGCGGTCGATCATCACGGGCTTGTGGCTGCCAATCTCGTCAAATTCCGCGGCGATTCAAACGGCGCTAGCGTCGAACAGCCGATGCCGACTGTGACATCCGGCGCAGGTGCAGCGAGGCCGGCGGGAGCGGCTCATGCTCTCGGCATTGCCTCCGCCTACCTTGCCCGCTTCAACCACGGCGAGAAGCAATGGAACGGGATGGGCGAGCCGTTGGGAACCATCACCAGCCAAGGCAATAAGTTCGGGCTGGTGTACGCATTCCTCGTCAAATACTTCGGGACGGCCATTGGTCAGCCCCTCGATGAACCACTTCACACGCAAACGGGCAAGCATCGCTTTGGCCTGGTTACGGTTGAAGTCGCCCCAGGCCGGCACGAGCCGGCAATAGCCATCGACGTTCCGGATATTGGGCCTTGTGTCATTGCCGACATCGGCCTGCGCATGCTCTCGCCGCGCGAACTCGCGCGAGCCCAAGGATTCCCCGACACCTACCTGTTGACTGGCAGCAAGTCGAACCAAGTCGCCCGGCTTGGCAACAGCGTTCCACCCCAACTAGCAGAGGCCATGGTACGAGCGAACTGCGATTCGCCGCTGCAAACCGCCTAACGATCGCGTCAAGGACGAGCAGGATGCCCAGGACACCAGCCGAATTCATTCAATCGCCGTTTACTGTCGCGATCGATACGCGCGAGCAGTTTCCGTTCACGTTCCAGGGCCTCAAGGCGGACGCGGACAAGCGAAACAAGCCGATCCTGATTCCCACTGAGATCGTCACGATTCGCTCTGGCGACTACTCCATCATCGGCTACCAAAACCGCATCGCGATCGAGCGAAAGAGCCTCTCCGACCTCTACGGCACGATCGGCGGATCCCGCGAGCGATTCGAGAACGAGCTCGCCCGGTTGAACGAACTAGAGTTCGCGGCCGTGGTCATCGAAGCGGGCTGGTCGTCGATCGTCTGCGACCCGCCGCCGAAATCGAAGCTCAACCCCAAGATTGTTTACCGCTCCATCATTTCCTGGCAGCAGCGGTTCCTGCGCGTGCATTGGTGGGACTGCCCCACGCGAAGCTTCGCCGAGCGGACGACGTATCGAATGTTGCACCGGTTTTGGAAGGCCGACCAGAAGGCAAAGAAGCAAGGAGTCGAAGATGCGCTGTCCCTTTTGTAACAGCAAGAAGGTAGTCCCCAACGGCGACCGCGAGCACTTCTGTAAGGACTGCAAGAAGCTGTTCGATGACGATCCGGACGAAGGCGGTTCATACAGCGATCGAAGTCCGTCGGCACGGATGGAGCGACAGGAGCGGTTGCAAAAGCGGCAAATGGGCGGCGGGCCGTTGCGGCGGATGAATCGGGGGTATGCGAACCAATGACCTTGTCCATCGACCAAGCCATCAGCCGCGCTCGGATGATCGAGAAGTCCTATCTCGGATCGGCCGAGGCAACGCTTGAAGACTACCCAGAGTCAGCCTGCCAGCACTCACTGAATGCCCAGGCGATCCGGATGCTCGCGGACATCGTCGGAGCACAGGAACTGCAAAAGAAGATCGATCAACGGAAAGCGAACCAATGAGCATCACCACCACACCAAAGCCAATCGCCGGAATACGACTGAGATCGTACCGCGAAGACACCTCGCGTCTGCGTCCCGCTGATTGCTACGAGAAGCACTGCTTGGTGTACGAGCCACTTGTTGACTTGGTTACCGACGATTGGCTTCGGCCCTACGTGTGGGGCGTCGGCGACGTGTCGTTCTACTACCACTGGGACAAGTCTTATCGGCAAAAGATCGCTGAGACTCGCTACCTGTGGACCTCTGGAACTATCGTCGTCAGCGACGGCCAGACCTGGAAAACCGTCTCGGCTAAGTGCGTCCACCGCAACGGCCAGTGGTGCATGGAATGGCTCTGCCGGCGCGTCAATATTTCGGAGCGAACCCGATGACCAAGCAATTCAACCTCGCTCCTGGCCTGTCACTGCCACCCGAAGCGATCACGCAAGCCTTTGCGATCCTCGCCCGTCGCGGCGCCGGCAAAACGCACACTGCGTCCGTAATGGCCGAGGAGATGCTTTCGGCTGGCTTCCCGATTGTGGCGCTCGATCCGCTCGGAGTGTGGTGGGGGCTCCGCTCCGGCCACTCGATCGCGATTCTCGGCGGCGAGCATGGGGACGTTCCTTTAGAGGCCACCGGCGGCAAGGTTGTGGCCGAGTTCGTCGTCCGCGAGCGAGTGCCGGTCATCCTGGACGTCTCGGCGTTCGGCGAAAACGAGATGCGTCGGTTCGTGGCGGACTTCGCCAGCGAGTTCTATCGCACCAATCGCTCGCCGATTCATTGGTTTGTCGACGAGGCGGATGAGTTCGCGCCGCAACAGGCTGCCGGCGGACCGCTGGCGAAGTGCCTTGGCGCCATGCAAAACATCGTCCGCCGCGGCCGGGCCCGGGGTATCGGCGTAACGCTCATCACCCAGCGTTCTGCAGTGCTCAACAAGAGCGTTCTGACGCAAGCGGAATGCCTGATCGCCCACCAAACCACGGCGCCGCATGACCTGCGAGCTATCGATGACTGGATTAAGTACCACGGCACGCCCGAAGAACGCGATCGCATCATGCGTTCCCTGCCCAAGCTGCAAGTCGGCGAGGCGTGGGTGTACAGCCCGGGTTGGCTCAAGCTGCTCAAACAAGTCAAGGTCCGCAAGCGAACGACCTACGATTCGAGCGCTACACCCAAGCCGGGCGAAGTGAAGGCGCCGCCGAAGTCGCTGGCCGCGGTGGATTTGAAGCGATTGACGTCGCAGTTGGCGGATACGGTCGAGCGGGCGAAGGCGGACGATCCGGCGGAGTTGCGGAAGCGAATCGCGGAGTTAGAGCGGGAATTGAAGGCGGCGAAGGGCGCGAGCAACGGCGATAGTCTAGAGCGAGCAATCGCAAAGGCAGTGGCGGAACGCAATCGAGAGTGGGAACGGAAGTTCGCCGATGCCGAGAAGCATCACACTGGCGTTATCAACACGTTGCAAAGGATCCGCGAACTCATCGACCAAAGCGATCCTGCTATCGTTTTCGTTCGTCCGCCTGACGTTGACATGGAAGCCTTTAAGACGGCAATAGACAAGGCACGTCCGATAGTTGTCCCTGCCGCCTGGCATGCAAAGCCCTCGACCGGAGGTGGTAATCGATCCAACGGAGATATTCCCCATGGTCTCGGCAGCCCGCACATGCGAATCCTCCAGGCCGCCTACTGGTGCAAGGATGACCGCGAAGTCACTGCCTCAAAGCTCGCTTTCTACGCCAACTACACCGCCGGCGGCGGAGCGTTTAATAACCCGCTGAGCAAGCTCCGCAGCCTGGGGTTGATGGAAGGGCTGCAAATCACGCCGGCCGGCGAAAGCCTCATGGTTGGCCGAGTCGATCCCAAGCCTCGCGGCGCTGAACTTCGCGAATGGCTGCGACCCAAGATCGGCGGACCAGAAAACAAGATTCTTGACGTGCTGATGGAAGCCTACCCGCAGCGGCTGCGAAGTGATGCCTTGGCCGAGCAGGCTGGCTACAGCGCAGGCGGTGGAGCGTTCAACAATCCGCTGAGTCGGCTGCGAAGTCTCGAAGCGGCAGTCGGCAAGGATAAGGACGGCGGAACCAAGGCGAGCGACGTGTTTTTCGAGTGAAGGTGAAACGATGAGCCAATTTGAAACGTTTGACGACTTGCAGCCGGGAACACTGTTGACCTTGTGCAACGGAAAGCTGATCGACAGCGACTTCATCACCCCGTCGAGTCTGGCCGGATGCAAGGTCGAGTACGGCAACGGCATCAAAGGGACGCCGCTCCAGGTCATGGCGACGGAAGAACCGTACTTGGTGGTCAAGGATCTCGTCGGCAATTGCCGGCACGTGATCGACACGCGGTTATGCAAGTTGATGCCGGTGTCGCGGGGATACGTGGATGCGTTGGTTGGGCGATCGTGGTTTAGCCGCTTGCTGGGGTGGGGCCGATGAGTGCGGATTATCAAGTCATCTGCGGAGACTGCCTCAAGTGGATGCGAAGGCAACCGACAAACTCAGTGTCGATCACCATTGGATCGCCGCCGTACGAAGCAGCACGTACTTACGGGATTGGCTTCAACCTGAAGGGTCAAGCCTGGGTCGATTGGATGGTTGAGAGGGTCGTTGAGGCAGTGCGAATTACCAATGGCGTGGTGTGCATGGTCGTCGAAGGCCAAACTAGAAACTTCCGCTGGTCAGCAACTCCAGCGCTTTTGATGGCCGATTTACACAGGCTGGGAATCCACCTGCGCAAGCCACCGATTTATGAGCGAGATGGCATTCCAGGGAGTGGCGGGCCGGATTGGCTCAAGAATAGATACGAGTTCATTGTCTGTTGCACAAAGGGAGGGCGATTGCCGTACAGCGACAATACGGCAATGGGGCATCCGCCGAAGTTTGGACCTGGAGGCGCACCTTCACATCGCCGAAAAGACGGCACTCGCGCGAATGGCAGTAAGACGCGAACCCGACGAGCAAACGGCAACTGTACCCCGCAGATATACAAACCTCCGAAACTAGCCAACCCAGGCAATGTAATTGATTGTGGACCTGGTGGAGGTGGCCACTTGGGAGACGCTTTGTCCCATGAAAGCGAGGCGCCATTCCCAGAGCTTCTGCCTGAGTTCTTCATCCGCTCATTTTGCCCGCCCAGTGGCATTGTGCTCGATCCGTTCTGTGGCAGTGGGACCACCCTCGCCGTAGCCAAACAGTGGGGCAGAAACGCAATTGGAATCGACATCCGAGAAAGCCAAGTCGAATTGACCCGACGACGAATTGAGCAAGTGCAGACGCGCTTGGCAGTGTGAAAGGACTCGACAACCAGGATGGCTGACAATCGCACCAAATGGGCGGAGGCCCACCAACAAATCCTTGCCCGCCTGGACATCGAGGCGGAGTACAAGCAACTGGGGTTGCGCATCGCCTCCGGCGCACGACCGCGTGAGACCGGTTGGCTCAAGTGCCATGCCGCCGGCCGCCAGGATGATTCGCCGTCCGCCGAGATCAACACGGGCGACGGGCCTGCGCGTGGACGATATCGCGACTTCGGTTCGGGAAACTCGTCCACCATCAGCCTGTTCGACTTCGCGGCGAAGTTCGGATCCTTCGGCGGCGACTGGAAGAACGCTCGCAACCACTTCGCCAAACAGACAGGCCTGAAACTCCCGGGCGGCGACGAGCTCTATCCGGAAGATCGGCTGGACCTGTTCGACGCGACCGCGGGGATGCTGCTGGTCTACGCCGCCAACAAACCAGGCGTGCAGGCCCTATCGCTCAAGGCCGCCGGCGTGAAGGGGGCCCGCTGGCCTAAGAAAGCCCCATTGCCCTATCAGCAAATCGTGATCGCGTTCCCGATGTACGGCGGCTCACTGCTCGAAGCCGACCCGATCGGCTGGCACATCGTGGAGGGCAAGGCCGGCAAGGTCCGTCGCTTCAAGGGCAAGGGCGCCGGGCACGAGATGCTCAAGACGATGACGCTCGGGACGCCCGGGCTGATGAACGTCTCCGCGCTGACCAAACTGCCGGAAGCGGAAGTCGTCTGGATCGTCGAAGGCGTCAGCGACATGCTCGCGCTGCAGTCGATCATTCCCGCTAACGGTAATCACATCGTCCTATCGGCCGGCTCCTGCAGCTACCACCCCAAGGCCGACTGGCTGCCGCACTTTGCCGGTAAGGACGTCCGGATCTGTTTCGACATCGATCCCAACCAAGCCGGCGAGATCGGCGCGAGCGTGTGGGCCTCGGCTCTGCTTCCGGTCGCCAGCGCGGTGCGAATTGTCCGGCTGCCGTATGAACCGGGCGGGGACAAGAACGACCTGCGGGACTGGCTGCTCGAAGGGCACACCTACCCGGACCTGCTGGCGTTCTCCGGCACGTTCGAACCGCTGGTCCCAGAGTCGGACGAAGTCCAGGCCGAACCGCACCATCAAACCCTAAACCACTTGGAAATAATGGTTTGCGGCCAAATCCAGGGCACCGAACAAGTCGAGATCTTCAGCCGCCGGCTCCACAAAAAGACGTTAATCAAAGACCTGAACCGGTTTACGTCTGAAAATGCCATGCTCGCCTTCGGTGGAGAGGTTTGCGACACATATATATATGAGGGCGCAGAGCAGATCCCGGGGAAGTACCGGATCCCGGAGGTACGGAAAGCGATCGCCCGGGAAGCCGGCAAGCACCCCCTGTCCCGGGAGGAAACCTGCGGCGCCGGCATTTGGCGGGTGAAGGACTCCTTCGTGCTGGTCGGCCCGCGGGCGGCTGACGCCTGGCTGCCGGACGGCACGCTGCAGCGGATCGAAACCCCAGCCTATCTCGGACAGAGGCTCGATTTCTCCGGGCCGCAGTGGTACGACCGCGACCAGCTCGTCCGCTACCTGCAACTCTCGGCCAGCCAAGACTGGTGCGAAGAGCAGATGGGCGCCGCCTGCAACCTCTTCGCGCGGTGGGACAACTGGCATGAGCGGGTGTCGTCCCAGGTGCTCGCCGGGTTGATCCCGGCCACCTGGCTGCAAACGTGCTGGCGGATGCGGCCGCAAATCGCCGTCATCGGGCCGAGCAACTCCGGAAAAACAGTGCTCGTGCGCGACACTCTGCGGCCGATGTTTGGGCCGCTCTCCCTCGCTTGCGAGAACCCCACCGAAGCCGGCGTCCGCCAGGCAATCCGCAACTCGGGCCAGGTGCTGTTCATCGACGAATTCGACGAGTGCGACCACGCCCATGCGATCCTGCGGCTGCTCCGCGGCTCGACGCGTGGCTCGAAGGTCATCCGCGGCACGATGAGCCAGAGCGGAATGAACTTCTCCCTGAAGCACATCACCTGGATCTCAGGCGTCAACATCAACCTCACCGCCGCGCCGGACGCGAACCGGTTCATCCTGTTCAAGCTCCTCGAAACCCAAAAGGGACGGGCGGTCACCCTCGAGACACCCACCGAGCATGAGGCCCGCGACCTGGGGCTACGCATGCTCGCTTTGGCTCTCCGCCATGGGCACGCAGCCTTAGCGATGGCCGAGCAGCTCGCCCGTCGACCCTTCGGCGTCAGCAACCGAATCGTGGGGCTCTACGCTGTCCCTGTGGCGATGCTCGCGGTGGCCAATGGTGCATCGATCGATCAGGCAGAAACGACCCTCCGCGGAACACTCAGCCAAATGCGAGCCGGTGACGGTTTGGACTCGGACGAGGCCCAACTTCTCAACCTCATCTTGGACGGCGTCGTGATGATGCCGCGCGGCGTTCGAAGCACCGTCTCAGCGCTCCTTGACGGCTATGCGGACGACCCCACTTCGATCGAGATGCAGGACCGTAAACGGACCCTCGAAAACGCTGGCGTGAAGGTGCTGATGAACCCCTATCGACTCTTCCTGCACAAGGATCGGATCGTCCGCGAACTGCTCAAAGGGACGCGATTTCAAAATGCCGACATTGCCCAGATTCTCGCTCGCGTGCCTGGGGCGAAAACGGGCGTACCCTCCCGATTAGCGGGTCGGTCCCTGCGCGGAATCGAGATCGAATACGCGCAACTGGCCGACCTGTGCGGAATCGACCCCGAAGAAGGGACGGCCTTTTGAGCATGATTACCTGCGCGATTACCACTCGGCCTATTTCCGGCACATTAGATGCGCGATTCGAACGCGCACCTAATCGCGCAGAAATAGCGCAAAAATGCTCCGGAACATTTCTGCGCGATTTATGCGCGATTAGAAACGCATTCCGTGTTGCGCGAAGCCGGTCCGCGCAACGCCTGCGCAACGCCTCGCGCAACGCCGGTTGCCGCTCCCTAAATACAAGAGAGAGAGAGAGATAGATGATGTTGTTGATTGTTGTTGTTGTTGTTGTTGCGCTTGTTGCGCGAAATAAACACTCGTGGCGCGGGCGCGCACGCGCGTATACGCACGCACGTACGCGTACGCACGCACGCACACGCACGTATACGCGTACGCGTGTGTGTGGCTCTATTCGTTTTTCGCGCAACAGCGCAACAGCGGCACTTAAGTTTTTTCGCCGCCAAGCTTTAACGCGCCGCGCGGCCCGCGCAACACGCGCAACGCCGATTTGCAAGTTGTTTTTAGCGAGCAACTTAAGGCGTTGCGCTGACCTAGCTCTCCTGTTTTGACGTTCCGTTTTGACCCCAGAGACCCAAGGAGACCCATCCATGGCCACAACGACCAAGCCTCGAACCGCACCGAAGCGACCGCCGCGCGGCGGGCCGAAAGAGACTCCCCCTCGCCCCAAGCTGAGCGCCGCCGCCAGTCGCAAACTCGCCGAGTCCGACGGCGCATCGGGCGGGACTGCGGCGCCGCCGGCGAACGGGAGCGCGCGAGCTTCGAAGCCACCCGCCCAGGCTACCGCGGCGGCGCGCGACTCGTCGCCCAAGAGCGGCGGCACCTGGACGCCTCCGCGGAACCCGATCCTGGACATCCCGGTGAGCTACAAGGGGGTGGCGTTCGGCGACGAGGTTGCCTCGATCGGGTTCAGTGCCGACCGCGCCGTGCTGCCGGTGTTGGCTGCCGACGAGCACCTCTGCGGCAAGCGGCTGCGGGCCCACATGGTGCAAGGCGGCGCCGACAACGCTCCCGGCCAGACGCTGTCGGAGGGTTCGACCGTGCTGTCGGCCGACTTCGACGTGAAGGCTTACCGGGTGTCGGCGAAGCAGATCAGTTCGACGCTCTCGATGAGCATCGGATCGATCGACAGCAGTTCGCTGCCGCACTTCGCCAAACGCAACGGCCGGTTGATCGTGGAAGCGATCACCGAGCTCGCCAAGACGTCGAAGGACATGCCGCTGGACAACGGCGGGACGGTCGGGCTGTTCGACGGTGGCGAGGACGACGACGAAGACCCGGACGACGATGACGACGACGATTCGGACGACGGCGACGACGATGATGCCGACGACGATGACGACGACCTGGACGACGTGTGATTTTTTGATCGATCGACGACCTTGAGCGAACGCGGTGGTCTAACTCCCGGAACGGATGGCCGGGAGTTAGCTCATCGCGGCGTGGAGGATTGCAGTGGCAAAAACTCTTGGAGTCGAAGACGTGCTTCGAGGATGGCGAAATCTGGATTACGCGCAGGCCGCAACACTGGCAACCAGGCTTGGAGTTTGCGACCCTTCTTACCGGATCGGGTTGATTCACGGGATTACCGGCATGCAGGTTGACAACTGGGTTCCGGACGAAGCGTTGTACGATCACGCGTTTCGAATTGGCACCGAAGCCCGACGGAAGATGCAGGAGTTGATTGGAGATGTTTGAGACGAAGACCGCACCCCGGCAAATCCGCATTCGCCCCATGCTCTACAGCGGGCGGATGGTTCGCGCGATTCGCGAAGGTCGCAAGACGCAGACCCGGCGGATGCTCAACCCACAGCCGCCGACGGACGACGTTACGTTCGGTTGGTACGAGCCAACGATCACGAATCGTCGTGGTCAAGAAGTTGTTGGGTCGGAAATATTTGGCTGCTACGACAACAACGGCGAATGGGGATTGGCCTGCCCATACGGCGGCCCAGGAGACCAACTCTGGGTGCGCGAGTCCTGCTACCTTCGCCCCGAGCGAACAAATCGCATGCTCCGCGAAGGCGCCGACACCTGGCCGCCTGTGATGTATCGCGCGGACATGACCGACATCGACGTCGAATGGTGCCGAGAGCACGGCTGGAAGCCAACTCCCTCGATCCACATGCCGCGCTGGGCTTCGCGTCTCACGCTGGAAATCATCAGTGTTCGCGCCCATCGTTTGCACGAGATCACCGATGACGAAATTCGCGCCGAAGGTATCACCGACGGCGATTCGATCCACTGGGGAAGCTATCGACGAGCGTTCATTGATCTGTGGGATAGCATCAATCGCAAGCGTTGCCCGTGGAAGTCGAATCCATGGGTGTGGGCGGTTGAGTTCCGAAAGGTTGAGCTATGACCCGAATCAAATCCGGCCACGCCGATTGCACCCACTGCGACCAAATCGCAGACTGTCGCTGCGACAACTGCGAAGCGCCAGTCTGTCTCGACCACCGGTTTAAAGCGATGCCGCTTGATTGGGTTGGCGACTATTGCTGCGAAAAGTGCGCGTTGTTCTCCAACGCCGAAGAGGCAGTCGCATGCGAACCAAAGCCATGCGACGAATGCGGCGAGACCATCGAAGAGGGAGATATCTTCGCAATCCTTCCGGGTCCGAAGAATCTTTGCCAGGAATGTTATTGCGCAACCACCCCCACCCCGAGCGGAGACGAGTGATGGCTTTTCGTGATAGTTGTCCTACGCTGAAACAAGTTGGCCCTGACGAACCGATTTTTGTACTGCGGGCCAAGGATCAGTTAGCTCCGCGGATTCTCGGATACTGGATTCAATTGGCTCGCGCGGCAGGAACTCCACAGGAGAAGCTTGACGAAGCTGAGAGGTGCCAGGATGCGATGATGCTATGGGGGCGAGAGAACGGAATCAAAGTGCCGGACTAACCAACGAACCCCAGCCCGAGCGGAGACGAGTGATGGCTACGGACGATTCAACCTACGAAACTGGAGAGACTCCAGAGGTAGGCGATGTTATCGAATGCCTTCCAGGCGAAGGGGCATACCTTCCAGGACATGAAATCAGTGAAGGCAAGCAATACACCGTCGCCGAAATCCACGGCGGGTATGTGTTTTTCAAGGACTATTACGGATGGTGGCCGACTCGCTTCGCGCTGGTGGAGCGTGACGGAGTGAGAATTTAAGCCCAGCCCATTGCGGCGGGAGGAGTGATTGTGCGATTCACAATTCGAGGTCTGCTGTTGGCTGTTGCGTTGGCCTGTATGGCTGCCGGCTTAGGACTACTTCGCAAAGAGGTAGTCGAGCTTCGGCAGGAAGTGCGGGACATCAGCGCCTATTCCCACGACTGGATCAGGTATCACGAGCAGCGATTGAACGGCAAGCATCCATGGGCAAATACGTGGGTCGAGAAGTAATTCTTACGGAGCGGCGCGATGGATATTAGCGAGTACAAGCGAAAGGTGATCGATCTTTTCAAGAGCGGAAAAGCAACCGACGAGCAGTGGCAGCAGATGGCGGAAATGGTGCTGTTTGCGTCTGAGAACGATTGCGAAGCGGTCTGCGAAATCGACGGGCACGTATATGGCGAATGTCCTATTTGCCGTGAACCGCTGTACGACGGAGAGTGCTGCCCCGTCGAGTTTTTCAGCCCATCGCGGCGGGAGGAGTGAGGGGATGGATATGTGCGATCAGTGCGGCTATCCGATGGAAGAGGATGAGGACGGAGAACCGTTCTGCCCAAATTGCGAAGGTGACGGAAGTGTTGGCGTGAATGTTGGCGAGACGCTGCCGTAGGTCGGCGGGAGGAGTGATTGCATGAGCTGGGACCAACCAACGCAGGAAGAATTCGACAATGCTGTGATCGAGGACACCGTGCATTGCGACGTTTGCAAGGTGGCGACGGTGCTTGGTGGCAATGACGGCGTTGTCCTGGAGCGAGGCGGATTCGTGTGCATTGAGTGCGCGGCTGAGATCCACAAGGCCTACCAAGAGCACTTGGAGAATGCCGGAATTTGCGAGCACGGCGTGACCGACGGCGACTGGTGCGAGCCATGTCGGGACGCTTATCGCCAAGCGCGAGTTGATAACGGCGACGAGGAGCCGACCGAAAAGTTCAAGCGGCGGGAGGAGTGATTGTGGACGAGGTAACAGTGAAGATTCGAGTAACCAAAGGCGATATTGCAGCGGGCCTGCGGGCTAACTGCCGAACGTGCCCGATTGCACGAGCCTTGCAGCGTAGATTCCGTCCCACAGAGGTAACAGTGTGCCATCAGTTTGCATCGCTGATCTGGGGGCAGACTTACCACCGAGCACCAATGCCGATCAAAGCGGCAACGTGGCTACTCGCGTTTGACCAAGGACATGTGATGCAGCCGTTTACGTTTGAGATTGACGTACCGAAGGAGTTGGCGTGATGGACCTAAGCGAGAGAGAGCCAATCTTGCAGTTAATCAAGTATTTTCGGGAACAACTTCCATTGCAGTCAGGCGACCATGAGTACAACGCGGTTGCTGATGGCATACTTGAACGATTGGCGATTGCAATTTCCGAAGGCGTTCACTTGCGGCGGGAGGAGTGAGGGGATGGCTCTATTTGACAGAGGCGATCCGGTTACATGCCACCGTTGTAGGTCCAGCAATGTAGAGCCTACTACTGACCCAGCACCGGACAAAATCTATACGGTGGTTTGTAAAGATTGCGGAGAGTTTATGTGGAAAAGGTTGAATGAGGACAAGGTAGTGAGAGCGGACGGAAGTATTTGGAGAAGGAGAAGAGACGAAGAGTTGAAAGGAGCCCCCTGATGGACCTGCGGGAAGGTAGATGGACGGTAACGATTGCGCAAGAGCCAGACGAGCGGCAATGCGCAATATCGTTCACGGCGACCTGCCCTAACTTTGACGAGGCAGTTGCAACGGCACTGTTCCATGCCGGAAGTCGAATAGGAATGTTGGCAGACATAGTGAGCATGTACTCACGCTCCGCATTGGATGACTTGCCAGAGGAGTTGCACGGGCTGTCCGGTGCATTCTTCTCAGCCGCATGCGAATTGTCGGTTGCAATCAACCAGCGAAAGGAGAGCGGCGATGTTTTGGGCAACGGTTAGGCGTTCTGGTGTAGATATCCAAGGATCGGACGGTAGCAGTTGGCACGCTCAGTCAATTCGAGACTGGGACGGGGAATCACTTGCCGCACAAATCAACGCCGGGGCGGACGTGGAAGCGAAGGTGCAAGAGGCGGTGCGGAAGGAGCGGGAGCGTGTACGCTTGGCAATGGAAGCGTACTATCATCCGCAACGAATTCCGAGTTGGCTGTCGGAGATACTGGACCGCCAGAAAGGCGGTGCGGAGTGAAGCCGACGGATGATGAACGCAAAGCACGTCGCAAGGAACAAACCGTTCAGGAAGCAATTGACAGACTTCGTGGCGATCACGAAGCCAGCAAATTTGACTCCGCAAACGAAACGTTGCAGCTCGACAGCAAAGACCTCGAAGCCCTCTACGTGCTACTGAGACATGCGGAACAAACTCCAACGATCCAAGAACTCGAAGCCATGGCAACAATGCCAAACGGCCTGCGAAGTCCTGGACTCCTGATCTATCACAAGTTGCTCGACAAGTGCGATCCAGACTTGAAGGAGTATCTTCTCAGGCAGGTCCGAACATACATGCGACCAGAGCGGCAACTCTACGTTGACGCGGCGATCAGAAAGCACAACAACAACTCGAAGGACGTGTACGTTTACGACAACGCCGACTGGATGCCATGGGTCGATATGAGATTCGGCTCTCAAGTTCAGGCTTGGGTTACGATCACGCCAGAGGAGGCAGGCGACAAGAGTGGCGAATCTCATTCTCAGTCCCACTCCGCGCGCGTCGTCCTCTCCTTCGCCGTCACCGACCTCCATTGCCTGTCCCACGTCGGTCCGGACGAGATCGTTTTTAGCAATCCCGTCGCGCTACCTCGCGGGACGCGCGGCGTCATCACCGTGAACGTGGATGGCCACAAAACCGAACGGCAGGTGCTGCTGGTCGAGCCTGCCAGCGGGAGTGGCAAGCCGATCAAGATCGTGGATGCGTAGCGGATAGTTTTGCGGCCCTCTTAGGCGAACTCGCTTGACTTCGCCGCCGCCTCGCGCCTATCCTGACCTCCCGAACAAACAACCGAACGGGTATCGAAAACCTCGAGCCCGCAGCGTGCCGCCTCACGGCGAAGCATCCTGCGGGCTTTTTTCGTTGGTGGGTTGCATGGATCGAATCACGAAGCTGGTGTCGCGTGAGATGGTCGCCGCGGTTGCCGCCTGCCTGATCTTGTGGGCAGTGCTCGCTGGGGGACGGACGATCGACAGCGCCGCCCATGCGATCGACATCCCGCCTCAGCATCGACGCAACCCACAGCCCCAGCGCGTCAACCCAACTGACAAGCACGTGCTGCTCGTGATGCCTGTCGGCTCCAAAACCGTCTGGTACGCCTCGAAGATCATCAAGCACGCTTCGGGCATGGGCGGAACCGACACGGCCTTCGTCAACTCTGAGACGGGCGAGACGGTCAAGATCATCGGCATGGGCACGGTGATCATCACGGAGCCGCCGAAGCTCGAATCTCCTGATTCTTCCGAGAAACCCGCCGACAAGGAGCGGTGATCACATGGCTCTCGTCACTGGCCAAAAACTCGAGATCGAGGACGAAGCGGTCGCCCTTGGGCCCTCCGCACTCGCCGTCGATGGGGTGGACATCAAGGCGCTCGTCGACAATGACGATTTGGTTTGGGTCGGCGGTCCCGACGTCAACGCTGGCACTGGCGTCTTCATCGCCGCCGGAGAATCGGTGTTCGTCAAGTCGGTACACGGCAACCTCGCCAACCCCGCCGAGATTTACTTGTTCGCCTCTACGGGCAGCCAGGGCGTGTGCTACATCGTTCGCTGACGACTGAGGCGCTGAGGTGCCCTGATGGGTTATTTTCGTTCGGCAGGCTCGACCAAATCCGGTGGCGGTCGGCGCGAGTATTTCTCCAGCCCGGCCGGCGAACCGTTCGTGCCGCCTGAAACCAACATCCTGTTCGATCAGTTCACCACGGACGACGCCTCGCCAGTCGCGACCCCGCGCACCGCGGAGCCCGGGCCAGGTGCTCTGGTTCTCACTCAGGCCGACGGCACTTGGGCGATCGCATCGAGTCGGCTCGCGTTCACCGCGCAGGCGTCCGCCTCAACCGCCGACCTGGCCGCGTACTTTTCCACCTCGCAAACTCGTACCGCTGGACTGGCAATGGCGGTCGACCTGAATCTCTCTACAACCGGCAACTGGTACGTGGGCTGGTGGAACTCGACCACGATCAACAACTCTCCGCGCGGAGGCCTGCGAGGGTCCGCCGGCACGCTGCAAGCTCGACTGGCTGGCTCGAACGTCAACGTCGGCTCCATCGCCACCGGCAATGACTACCGCTTTGCGATCGTGCTGGGGGCCGCTGGCTCATGGATGCTCGCGAAGGGGGGCGGATTCTCTTCGACCTACAAGCTTTTGCTGCGTGAGTTCTCCAACGCCGACGCCACGCTCTATTCCGCCGTGGCCAACGACAGCGCGGTCGGCTCGTTCGACAACTGGAAGATCCCCATTGCTGGCGTGACGATCGCCGAACTCTACGCCAACTCGGGCAATCTCTCGTCGGGAACTCAGTTCGATTTGGGTGAAGCGGATACCGTGATCGACTTCAAGGTCACCGCCTCCAACCCGCTCACCGGCGGCTATGAGTTTTTAGGATTTCGGCTCGACGGCGCCGGAACGACCGGCCTGCTGTTGGAGCGCGAGTTGACGACGGGCAATCTCAACCTGCGTCCGGTCGTCGCCGGCACCCCCGGGACGATCCTCAACACGCAAGCTGGCGTCTGGACTGCTGGCTCCACCCGCTACGTGCAGGTTCGCATGAACGGGACGAAGTATCTCGTCACGACGCGCACCACCAAGACGGGCGTGCCGACGGTAGCCTTCTCGGGCGAAGTGGATCCCGGCACGCTCGGCTACGAGTCGAACCACAACTGTGCGATCCTCACGTTCGGCTCGGGAGTGGTGGGCGACGTGGTGGCCTTCGCCTACGACCAAGGCTCGCTGGGAGGCCTGTGATCCCATGCCAGCATTAGTCGGCAAAGCTTGTGGAGTCGGCAACTCACTCACCGCGGCGGCCGCTCCAGTCTACGCCAAGCACTGGTACGACCTGGGCATCGAGTATTACCCGGACTGGTACGGCGAACTCGACGGCTCGAACCGGCCGTACAACCTGGCCGTTGCCGGCGCGACCGCGAACGTCTACGCCGGCAAGCACGGCGCGACTGTCACTTCGGCCTATCGCGTGGATGGACTGTTTGGCGATCAGATTTATCGCACGGTGCTCGGGTTGGACGTGGGGGCCGGCGCTCTGCTCGAAGCGGGAACGTCGAACGTCGCGATCTTCCGCATCCTGGAGAACGATTTCAGCCCGCTGCAGAACGTCGCGTATGAGTCGATTTACCTCGGCCGCTGGGCACAATCGACGATCGATGATTACCTCGATGGAGCCTTCCGGGCGCTGTTCGGCGGGGTTGATGATTACCTCGGCTACGGCACGGGCTATCCGATCATCGGCAACTGCATCAGCTACTCGAAGTCGCCTTACGTGCAGGGACTGTTCCCCAATGCGTCGGGTCGGCTGCTGGTCGATGCGGCGATCCACCGCCTGAATGAGCGCATCCGGCTGGAGTGCAAGCGACGTCGCATTCCGATGATCGATTTCGATTCGCTCTACGCCACACTGCTGGCCAGCGACACGATCACGCTGGGGGGCCAGGTCATCCAGATGCACGAGGGTGGAGACGACTCGACCTTCGCGTTCCAGGAAGACGAGATTCACCCGAACAAGCCGATATCCACGACCGAGCTCGAAACAGTCAACCACATGCTGGCGGATTACCTCGACGACATTGAGTACGCGCGCCCCAGCGAATCGGATATCTGCGAAGTGTGCGACCTGCCCACTGGAGGAGCCGACACGCTCAAGCTCGACTTCCGGCGGTTCCTGCACAACTTTGCTCGCAACCAGCGGATCGGTGCCTCGCGAGACTTGCAGGCGTTCCCATTGTCGATCAACGGCCAGTCGGTTCCGTGTGACGATCGCTTGGAAGTGATCGCCGACGCGACGAACGAGGACGTCGTGTACATCGGAGATGCTGACGTCGACGCATCCAGCGGCTACGAACTCGGGCCGGGCGAACGGGCGATTATCCACTCCACGCACGGCGACCCGGCCGACCCGGCGCGAACCTATGCGATGAGTCCCACCCCAGGGAACGGCGTGCGGTATATCGCGGCGTAAGTGACGATCATGGCGAAGAAGAAACCAGCAAAAAAGAAACCAGCAAATTCGAAAGCTTCCAAGGCTTCGCAGGCGAGCAACGCGACTCCGCCGGCGGAAGCGGATGGCGAGAAGCCCAAGCATCCGGGCGGTCGGCCGCGCAAGGAGATCAGTGAGAAGCAAGTCTTCGAAATGGCGAAGATTCAATGCACGCTCAAGGAAATGGCGGCGGTGTTCGATTGCTCGGAAGACACCCTGCAGCGCCGGTTCGCCCAGGTCATCAAGGACGGACAGGAAGCCGGCAAAATGTCCCTGCGGCGGTTGCAATTCAAGGCCGCGCGCGAGGGCAATCCCTCCATGCTCAAGTGGCTTGGCCAGCAGCATCTTGGCCAAAGCGATCGATCCGAGAACATCAACGTGGGGCTGACGCATTTGACGGATGACATCAAGTCGCCGTCCGAAGCTTTGCGGGAATTGCGGGAGAAGATCGATTCGTTCCGCGACAGGAAGCCGCAAGAGCCCCAGCAACCCGAATCGTCCCAGTCCAAGCCTCAATCGTCCCAAGCTCGACCGAACATCGGCCCGCCGCGGAATGCCAGCCGCAACGGCCATTCACCTAACAACGGCAACGGCAAACCAGGAAAGGGCCAGTCATGAACGCTCAAGTGAAAATGCTGCTCGATCAGATCGACGGGTTCAAGGAGGTTCACGAGGCCTACGTGATCTCTCCCGCGCAATACCCCAGCGTGGAGTTCTATGAGTCGCTCGAAACGATGCTCCAGAAATGGTTCGACGCGGAGCTGCCGCCGGCGTGCATGCCGATGCGCGACGCGATGGTTCGCATGAGCGAAGAGTGGGAAAAATTCGAGAATCGCGACAACCAGAAGAATCCCAATCCGCACGAGGGATTCTGGCGCGCGTGGGAAAACATCCTCCGATTGCGAGAGCAGTTCAACCCGCCCAAGCCGCTCGAGCCGATCCCGTCCGTCGCCGAGCTCGCCAAGGCCGGCGTCAGTAAGCTCCAGATCAGTGCCATGTGGCCGATCCACTACGATGACATCGACAAAGAAATCGCAAATCCTGGGTCGATCATCAAGCCTGGCACGCTGTGCACGCGCGACCAGCAGTTCCTGGACGAGCGGCGCGAGCTCGAAGCCAAGCTGGAGCGAAACGCGAATCGGGCCGCCAACGCCAAGGCTCCCAAGGCTCGCAGCAGTCGCGTGATGCGGACGATGGCCGGTCCTGGGGCGGAAGCGTCGGGCGTGGTCGAGAGCGACGCGCCGGAGGTTGAAGCCGGCCCGGACGATGAGGATCTCGATGAGGATGCGATCGACGATGACGAGCACGGCGGACCGCTCGATTCCGCGGAGGATGCTCCCCCGCTGAATGACGAGGAGTATCAACTCGGCGACGAAGAACGGGTCGCGTTGATGACGCAGCGCGGCTACGAGCCCAAGCAGATCGCCGAGTATCTCGGGATCCAAACCAAGTTCGTCACGCGGATGCTGAGGCGTCAATCGGGCGAGACGTCGAAGGCGAAGAAAAAGGCCAAGGCTACGCAGGAATCAGCGGCGTAGCGGCTTGTTGTTGCTACGCGCCCCGGGAGGATCCGAAACCACCTCCCGGGGCTTTTCTAGTGATTCAGTGAAAGGCTGACATGAGCCGCAACGGACCACCTCCGATGCCAACAAAACCGGACGTCGTTCGTACTGGCGTCTGGGGTCAGCGGATTGGTTCGTCCGTTCCGGTTCCGCGGCACCTGAGGCGAGCCATGGTCAAGTCTTCTGGCGATCAACGCACGATGGACTATCCAAACTGCCCGACAGATCGCACGTGCTCGCGCTGCTACGGCCGCGGCTGGCTCCCGACCGCTCGCGGCATTCTCGGCTGGTTGTTCTCGAAGCGAGCAAGCTGCCCGGAGTGCGACGGCCAGGGCGAGACTCGTGAGTTCCGCGCTTGGATGGATGACCCGAGCGTACCGCCGACCCTGAAACGTCCGACGTCTACGGCTTACTGCTGATGCCCATCGCCTCACCCTTCACTGCCGACGATTGGGACGTCGTTCTTTCGAGCGGCGACGATGACCTAATCGGCGAATTCAACCGCTTCCACCAGCAAGCGCTGTACACCTTCCAGCCGCGGCCCGACAACCCGGCCGATTACGACGAGCAGGAAGGGTTCGTACATTCCAAGTCGGTCGTCTCCATGGCGATCGGCGGCAACGCCTCGGGCAAGACCGAAGCCGGCGCCTACAAGTGCGCGAAGTTCTTGCTCTTCGACCAGCCTCCGCCACGCCGCGATACGCCGTTCTGGGTGATCTCCAACACCTACGATCAGTCCTGCGGCGTGTGCTGGTTTGAAAAGCTCTCGCGCTACCTGCCCAAGGACGTGATCGACTGGAAGCGCGTGCAGTGGTACCGAGTCAATCGCGGCTGGCCTTACGCCGTTCCGCTCAAGCCATGGCACGGGCGCCCGGGCAAGAACTGGATCGTCGAGTTCAAGAGCTACGAGCAGGGCCGCGACAAGATGCAGGCTAGTTCGATCGGCGGCGCTTGGTTCTCAGAGCAGTTCCCGTTCGAGATCTTCCTCGAAGTGCTGCGCGGCTGCCGAGATTGCATGTACCCCGGTGGCGTGTGGGGCGAGTTTACGCCGATCGATCCGGAGTTGTCGGCTCCGATTGAAGAGATTTTCGACGATCCGCCCGAGGGTTGGTCGTTCTTCCGCCTCAACACCGAGCGGAATCGCGGGAACCTGTCGGACGAATGGTACGACACGTTCTTCGCGTCGGTCTCCGATGAAATGCTGGAAACCCGCAAGACGGGAGCATTTGCCAGCTACGAAGGCTCGATCTACCAGACTTTCAACCCCCGCATCCACCTCGTCGACGACATCGAGATCCCGCCCGGTGCCTGGCATTTCCGCTCGATCGACTGGGGCGCGTCGGCGGAACACCCGTTCGTAACGCTGTGGCTATTCCGCGATGGGCTGGGCGACTACCACGTCTACGACGAATACTGGAACAACTCGCAGCACCTGACCGCGCTGGACCACATTGCCGAGATCAAGGATCGGCACCCCTGGCCGACGAACAACGCCCGCTACGGTTCGACCTATGCGGATCCGTCTCGGCCAGACCTAATCAACCTTTTTGCCGCCCACGGGATCCCGGTCTCGCCGGCGAACAACAACGTGTACAAGGGGATCGAGACAGTCCGGTCGATGCTGAAACTCAATTCGATGACCAACCGGCCGCGGCTGCTGATCCACCGCGGCAACTGCCCGCACCTGGCCAAGGAAATGCGAACTTACCGCTGGCGTCGGTCGAACGGGCGCGGCATAAATCCGCAGGTCGCGGCCCCCACTCCGCTCAAGCGCAACGATGACTGCGTTGACGCGCTGCGATATGGATTGCATAGTGATCGGCAGCGAGTAGGCGGAGAAGTGCCAGTTGCGAAGAAGGCGCCGCTTCCCCAGCGGAAGCAATTGCAGTTCAAGAGGCATTCGCGATGAACCACGTGAACGGCGAGATCTTTCATCCCGAAGAAGGCCCGAGAGTCGCATCCATCGCAATCTCACGCATCGACCTGATGGCATTGCTGGGTACCAACGGCGGCGTGGTACTCCAATCACCGGTCCCTAAGGGCGCAATTCCCCGCTGGATAGGATTCAGCAAAGAGACGGACGATTTCTTGATCGCATTCGAGCACTCGTCGTTTCCGACCGTGAGGGACGGCGAGTCGGAAATCATCCATCTCGGCAAAGTGACGGTTCAGGCGGCGCAAGTTTTGTTTGGGACCGTGGTGCAACAGCAATGATCCAGTTCGATCAGCCCGACACAACCACGCTCGTCTACAACGGCCACGAACTGGAGGTTGACCCGAATCCCGTTGTCATGGTCGATCCGGTGTTCGTAGATGCCGAGTTGATTTACCATCACTGGCGGGTCGGTACTTGGGAAATCATTTCAGGCGGTGACGAATGACCATCGAAGTCATCGGATGTCTGTCCGCGGCAACAATCGTTGTGGGCATTGTGGTTTGGCCGATCTCAGCCTTTGCGGTGGTGTGCTGTCGTGCTCGCCTTGATTTAGAACTCCGGAAAGACAACCAATGACCATCGACGAAGCCATCGCAACCTTCCGCACCGAAACCGCCTCCATGCCGGCGGCAGCGGTGATCTATTCGCGACTGGACGACTTCGCCGCCCAAGTCGTCTCCAGCGGCGGCGAGCTCTCGCGTGAGCGTGCCCTCGAAATCGTGCGCGAGTGCCGGCAACTCATCGTCGAATCGGCCAACCCGGACGACCTGACGTCGCAGCGTGATGCCGCGCGAGTGGCTGATTTTGCTGGCTGGAAACTCAGCAAGATTCTGTCCAAGGTCAACGGCGGCATCGCTCCCTTGCACGAGGGCCCGGTGCCGTGGCGTCCCAAAGCGCGAACCTCGAAGGAGGATTCGTAATGGACCTCACCCGGGCCATTGGTGTTTGCAGTGGCTTTCTGAGCAATAATCGCCCGCTTAACCGGGACAATCCCAATCCCGCAGTTGTCGAATTCCACGATGCCATACAGGCCTTGGTTGATAACGGAGTTGATTCTCTTGCCGGAAGGGCAGCGGAGATTTTGACGGATAATCGGCAAGCGAGCCGACTGGGAGTAACCAAGAAGTGGCTGAAGGAGGAAGTTGAGGCTGGACGCATTCCCGCGATAAAGGCCGGAACGCGATACTTGTTCAATCCGGTTGTCGTAACTGACGTGCTGGCCCAACGAATCAGACTGGAGAGCCAGGGAGCCCAATGAACCGCTCGACCGGCCCATTCCGACCGACACGCTCCGGCCCGTTCCGGCCTGGGGGCTCGTCGTCGCGTAATGCCGGCAACCGAACCCGCAGCCGACTCAGCGCCAACACGCTCGCGCAAGACGCCTTCAACTCGCTCGCCGATCGACGCACTCAGCGCACCATCGGACAAACCGTCCGCTACGCGATGAACGTCTCCCAATCCATCGCGCCAACTTCGGCCCCCGCGTTGGGCTCGCTCGCGCGACTCTTCACACAAGCTGGTTCACTCGCTCGAGCGATTGGAACGCTCGTCAACGCTGCTCGCGGTGGTCGGGGTGGCCGAACATCGCAGCGGGCTATCGACGACGCACACCGATCGCTCGAGCGAGCTGGCTACACGCTGGAAACTCCGCACCTGCCGCCGCCGTCGTATCGGTCGACCGGAGTGTTCCACAACCCCGTGGAGGACATGCCGCCGATCCCGCTGGCCGAGAAGACCGAAGCGACGGTCATTTCGCCCAAGAACCAGCGGCGCGGCGGATCCTACGGACCGGGCACAAGCAACGTCGGTCGCGGCGGGCCCAGCGGTCGCAGTGCGGCAACGGGTCGCTTTGGCTCGCGCGATGGATCGGGCAGCGCCGGCGGCAATGGTGGCAGTAGCGGACGATCAGGCGGCAAAGGGAGCGGCGGAGGCGATGACGATCGCGGGTTCCACGTGCTGGGCAAGCCCGGGCCCGACGGCGATCCTGACCGGTACATTCGCGTCTTCGGTTCGTCCAGCGTGTACGCATTTGGTTACGATCGCTCGACTCGCACGCTGACGGTGCAGTATTTCAATCCGATCGTCAAAGCCATCCAGGTCTACAAGAACCGGCTGGGAAAGAAGCGATTCCGCGGCAAGATTGGGGCTCAGTCCGGGTCGCCCGGCGCGGTGTACGAATACTTCGACGTTCCTGAGCGAGCCTTCATGCGGATGAAGGCGGCCGACTCGAAAGGCGAAGCCGTCTGGGATATCCTGCGGATCCGTGGAACCGTCTGGGGGCACCGGTTTGACTATCGGCTGGCCGCTGCGACCACGGCGTTCTACGAGGACGGGACGGCCGCTGCGACGTATGTGCCACGCAAGGCGGTGGTCGATGGCGGGTTCAAGCAACGCACGATCCAGCAGAACGGCAAGTATTTCCGGAGTCTGTTGCCGAGCGTTGGAATGCCGAGTGCTTCGAGGGGGTTGCAGTGAGCGTTCTCGACGAAAGCGACATCGCAAGGTTTGTTCGCACGCTGGACGACAGCATGCTTGAATGGATGCTTGATACCGCATGGGAAGATTTTGCGGCGGACCTGGTGTTGTTGGCGGCTTTGGTACTGACTTCCTTGTTCATCCTCCCGCAATACTGGAATCCATTCGCGATCGCTGGGTATTGCTTGATTTTGTTTGCGTCTGGACTCAAAGTGATGAGTGACTGGGATTCCTATCGCTTTTTCCTTAAAGAATCGCGGCGGCGAGAGGGTCCGAAGTGAATTTCTGGCAATACCTGCCCTACGTCCTGTCCGCCGCGGCGATGGCGATTTGCTTGTACATTGAGATTCGGGCGACGAGGGTTCAGTAAAGTGGGCGAATCGGCGAGCGTTGAAACTGCGTTCGGCCCCAGCCTTGTTCCCTTCGGAGTGTGGCTGATCTACAAGAAGCTTCGAGAGCGACTCGAAATGGACGAACCCAAACCGCTCCCGCCTGACATGCCGCCGATCGTCGAGCCTTGCCCGGGGGATGTGCCGTGAGTGCAAAAGAACCGCTGCTGCATCTGATTCGCGAGTATGGAGAAGAGTGCGAGGCGATTGGCATGATGGTCAATCAAGCCGGAAAGGCCGCAAGCGTGAGTCTTAAAGATGACCTGATAGACACGATCAGGCGCCGCTGCCGATTGTTCATCCAAATCAAACAGCGACTATCAGAAACCAAGCTGACATGAGAGAAACCATCCACGGCGAATCCGGTTTGCTCATGGACTCCACCGGAACCACGCTCCTTGAGTTCGAGCAATGGAGCCTGATGATCGACGATTCCGCGCCGCCGGCCTGCAAGTTCCGCCTGACCTGCCTGCCGTCCGAACCGTTCGATCTTGGCGAGTTGCTCGGAACGAAGGCCCTGCAACTGCGGATCGCCAATCAAGACTACCGGCACGTGGTGATGACGGTCGAAGCGACGAACACCAAGGACGGACTGGGCAGCATGCGAGTGAGCGGAGCGTTTGTTGCGCCGGCACCGCTTGAGAAGTCCGCCTATAGCTGGCTGACGGATCCGGAGCGGCGTGTTGAACCGGTCCCGGAAGAATCCAAGGCAACTTGAATAACTTTCCCGTTATTCCGGAAAAGCGGGAAAAACTGGAATAAGAGCGATGCAGCTTAAGCCTTCGATCACGGGCAGTCGCGGCTCACTCACGAATGACGAGGGCAAGTCCGTAGTGTCGTTTGGCTACTTTGCTCTCTATCTTTCGGACGATGGCGAGCGGTGGGCGGTTGAGTTCAGCGAAGTATCTCACGACGGCCCACCGATCCGCTTTAACGAGCCGATGAGATTGAACACTCCGGGAATGTACTGGACGGTTTACGTCACGTCGGTAATGCTCGGAAGCTATCCGCCACATGGAATCACTGGAACGTTTGCAACGACCAAAGTTCTTCCGGAGACGATACTGGGCTATCCGGTCAAAAGCGTGAATATGTCAGCGACTCCGCCTGATCCGAATCACCAGTGCTGCTCCACAGCCCATATCGCCGCCTCAGTCAAAGTCGAGTTTCCATTCATCGGCGGACCCTTCCACAACACCAAAGACTTCCTCGACCCGAAAACCGAGGTGTGCGACAAGGCAATCACGCAGACCTATCGCCCCTGCCTGGAGGATCGCGAGATTGAAGCTCTGACCGGCAAGGAAACTCACTGGTATCCGCCCGGGCCGACGCGCGTCACCTATCGCTACCTCCGCAAGACGCTCCAACACAATGGGCGCAACTACGAAGTGTTCGGCTATGCACCGATGGACCTCAAACGATTCGCCAGGAAGGCGGCCAAACTCGCGGACGCCGGCCTGCTGTGATGCGGGGCTTTAACCTCGTGATTGCCGCCCCCGCCCTCACTTCGCTACCATAGCGAACGTCGTCGCGCCGGCCAGCGTGGCGGCCCCATCCTGCGTCCCTAGTCCGCTGACGGAGCGGTCGCCCCGGTAAACTCCGGTGATCGACTATGGCCGCTCCCCTCCCCTCTCGCGGCAACCTGCCCGACAACGCCCGCCCGCTGGTTGCCCGCACGCCGCGCCCGCCCAAGCCGTCCACCAATGGCCACGCAAACGGCCAGGCCAGCCCGCCCAACGTGAAGTCGCACGATCCTGCGCGCGGCATCAAGGGAGCCCCTCCCGGCTTCGGCATGCCGGTGATGCCGCACGTGATGACGTTCCAGGGTTTGATTTCCAACCTCGCCAAGGTCTACCGCAATCCGGACGAAGCCTACCGCCACTCGAAAGACAACGCGCGGTACATGCGCAACGATTGCACGGTGATGGAGTGCCTGGAGGCTCGCCAGCGTTGCGTGGCGCTGCTCAATTGGCACCTCGAGGCGGAAGACGAGAATTCCCCGCTGCAAAAGAAGCTCGTCGACGACCTCACCGCGATCATTCGCCGGACCTCGCGGTTCGTGGAGTATCGCCGCTCGCTGCAGGAAGCGGTTTGGTTCGGACGATCCGCGATCAACAACCTGTTCAACTGGGACTACGTCCACGGCCAGCAACGGCTGATCGTTCGCAAGTGGCGCCCGATCAACGGCGACAAGCTGCTCTTTCGCCAAGATATCCCCGGAGTGAACGAAGAGGGCTGGGATCCAGACCAAATCGGCATCCGCGTGGCGGGAAACTTCAAGCCCGGCGACCTGGTCGGACCGCACAAGGTGGTCGCGACCGATCAGGGCATGGGGTATTTCCTGGAGGATTGGGAACGTCGCGCGATCGTGCTGCACAAGCACATGGTTGAAGACGCGGCCTACGAATCGCCAATTGACGCCGGTGCGATTCATGGCGTCGGCGTGCGCTCGCGCATCTACTGGGCGTGGTATCAGAAACAAGAAGCCCTCGCGATGCTGGTCGAATATCTCGAGCGCGTGGGACAAGGCTTCACAATCTGGTACTACCCGCTGGGGAACCCCGAGGGGAAAGAAAAGGCCGAAGCGGCGGCAATGGAGTCCCACCAGAACAATAACATTCTGGTGCCGATCCCCGAGGGCGAAGAGAAATCGCAGTACGGAATCGATCGCATCGAGCCCAACGCGGCCGGCGTCGAGTCGCTCAAGTCGATCGTGCATGACCTGTTTGGCCACCAGATCAAGCGATACATCCTGGGCCAAATCCTGTCGAGTGAGTCCGAAGCGACCGGCCTGGGCAGTGGCGTGGCGGATCTGCACCTCGAAACGTTTAATCAAATAATTCGCTATGACGCGACGAACCTCGAAGAGTCGCTAACGACGGACTTTGTCGAGCCGCTCAAGCTGTTCAACTTCCCCGGCTCGCAGCGGGTCTATGTGCGATTCGTAATCGACACCGAATCGCCCGAGGTGGAGAAGAAGCTCCAGGCGTACCAGATGGCTTGGGAGATGGGGTTGAAGCTCAAGCCGGCTGAAGTCGCGGGCATGATTGGTTCGTCGATCCCGACCGACGGCGAAGAGGCGCTACAGAACCCCACGTTCTCGCAGGGCGCCGGAATGGGGCTGGGATTGCCGGGCATGCCGGGCCAACAACCGGGGCAGCCGGGCCAGCCGGGCGACAACCTGCCTGGCTCTCGCTCGACCGTGGCGTTTCCGCAGAATCCACTGGCCGGCGGCGACGATGATGAGGGACCGGGCGAAGACGGACCCGAGGTGGACGACGACCCCGATGATGATCCGGATAAACCGGATGACGATGGGCCTGAAGGCGACAAGCAGAAGGCAGCCGCCGCCGATGGCGGATTGCAGCTTCGCATGTACGGGCCCGCAGGTGGAGCGACGCCGCGGCAGTATGCCAAGCGTGACGATGCCGAGTCGATCATCGTGGAGGATGACGATCCGGACATCGTCGCCACAGCCATCATCCACGACGGCAAGGTTTTGCTGGTCCGCCGATCGGAAGCCAGCACCCGCACGGGCGAATGGGAGTGCCCTGCCGGCCATCGTCGTGACGGCGAGGATCCGCGCAAGGCCGCCGCGCGCGAAGTGGAAGAGGAAACGGGGTTATCGATCGAGTTTCTTCCAGGGGAGGTTCCGTTTGAAACTCGCAACGGCAAATCTGGGGTCATGTATCGGGCGCAAGTGGCCGCCGGTTCGTCGTCAAACGTCGACACCAACCCCAAGGAGCACGACTATCACTGGTGGCTAAGCCTCGATAGCCTTGCCAAGCTCGACGACGCGACAACACCACCCGATCTCCGACAGCAAATCGAGAAGCTTGCCGAAGATTTGCCCGAAAAGCTCAAACATCGTCGAAACAAAGAAGGTCGCCGCGTCTACCGCGCTGAGCCCGATCCAGAGCCCAAGGGTGCCCAGTGGAAAACCGTCGGCGGCGCCCCTGCCCTCGTCGGCGAAGATGGCCACATTCACGCCGGCTGCCCGGGCCTGGAGGGCGAAGACGTTGACGACCTGCGCGACGAATCGGACGAATCTCGCGCACGGCGAGCCCGCAAGCAAGACGCCCACGAAGATCATCGCGACAGCGTGTTGCGGGAGGCCCACGATCGCGCCCTCGAGATGGCCCCCGCGGGAACGATTTTGCTGGTCAACGAAAACGGTGACTATCACGCCTTCGGTGCTGGCGCCGCTCGACTCAATGAGCACCTCGAATTGGGCAACGGGAAGCATGCGGTCATCAAGCAGGCGGATTTAGAGGGCCACCTCAATACGCTGGTCAACCGCGGGCATCGCGTCGGCATTGTGGACGCCCCGGGTCATGCCACTCCGCACCGGGAGGACGACGACCACGAAGGCTATCCCGACGCCTGGGATGACATCGACATGGTTGGCGATGAGGAGCCGACGCCGCAGGAGCAGCCCGAGACGGGCGAGCAGATGGAATCCCCTGTTGAAACCGAAATCGATGCACCAACGCAGCCAGATCCCGCCAAGGCCGACGCCGCCCGTCGCGCGCGAGCGGAACTGGAGCAGTCGAAAGAGGCGATTCGCCGCGCATGGCGACAAGCCGGACAGAACCCACCGGACGAACTGCTGCCCAAGCAAGAGGCGTCGGTCCGCGAACTCGAGTCGGCCGCCGGACTGCCACCAGGTGGTGAGCCCAAGTCTCAGCCCCAGTCGCAGCAGCAACCGGCAAAACAGCCCAAGCCCAAGCGAACGTCCGAAGGCCGATTGGGCCAAGCAATCTCCGCATTGGCCGAAGAGCACAACCTCGATGCCGCTACTCTGCGCGATGCTGTCGACTTCGTCTGGGAAGAGAAGCGGCAAGCCATCACGGACCGCGAGCACGCCAAGATGCAGTTGCGCGAGATCATGGGGCTCACCCGCAACGACTTCGCGCGGCTGTCGAACGCCGGCAAGGACTACACGGCAATTCCTGGGTTCGACGTCAAGGCGACGTCGGTTGCCGCCTCGCTGCCGGAACTCGGCCTGGGTAACCACGCGGAAGGATACTCCGAAGATCTCGGCGAACGAGTGTGGGACATGCTCGGCGAAGGCCGAATCGAGCCGCCCGCGCGCTGGTCGAACGAAGTTTTATCGGAAGCGGTCGATCTGGCTCATCAGGCCGGCAAGTATGTTCCGGCGCGGGATGACGCAATCGAGTCGGTGCCGTTTGCCCGCACGCGCCGATTCTTGCGGAAGTATGCTCGTCAAACGCGACTGTTCGACGACGATCCGCAGGCCAACAGCGGGACGCAAAAGGGCCTTGATTTCGAGTCCAAGCATCCGCGCGACGATGAAGGGAAGTTCGTCGAGAAGGAGAGCGCCGGCAGCGGTAGCAGCAGCAGCGAATCGAGTTCGACGCCGGCGGCTGCCGCGAAGGAATCCACCGCCGACGATTCTGCGGAAAGCGAATTACACGCCGCGCGCGAGTCGGTTCGCGCCAAGCTTCTCAAAGACATGCCGGAGCAGCTTAAGCGGCTCTCCAAGGACAAGCAGCAAGCCTACCGGGCGGCAATCTCGCGCGCGATCGACGGCATGAATGGCGAGTGCTTGCGACGTGTCGACCGGTTCGTTTCCAGCGTCCAGTGGAAGCCGAGCGTTAGCGGCGTCACAGCCGAGGCCCGCCGCCGCGGTTCGCGTATCCCGCGCGGAGCAACCGTGATGGGATTCTTTGCCTACCCGATTTACCGTTCGACAGGCAAGCCGACGCATGAGGATCTCAACGGAACGCTTTGCCTGGACGGAGGCGAAGACACAGGGGAGCGCGTCGGAACTGCAGATCCCGGTTCGGACATCACCGCGGCCGGCACGCATGCCCACGAATTGGCTCATGCCATCGGCGGCCACGACTTCGATTACACGCCTGAGTGGAAGAAAAATTGGCAGGAAGAGATTAACTTGCCCAGCACTCCCTTGTCGAAGTATGCTAAAACCGACGCCCAAGAAGGCTGGGCAGAGTTTGGACGGCTACTTTTTCTCGATCGAGAAAAGGCCGAAGCGAACTACCCCAAGTGCTTCCAGTATTGGCGCGATAAAGGGCTGGTCTGATGGCCGATCTACCTGAGATCTTCGATACGCCGATCCGTGGACCAGGCTTCATGGGCGATGCGGTAATGACCAAGCCCAGCGAGAAAGAGACGTACCGCCGCAAGTCCAAGGCTTCCAAGGCGCAGGCAGCCAAGGTCAACGCGAGCACAGTGAAGCGGAAGAACCGCAAAACATCCTAAGTAAACTCGGCCGGCCGGGACGGCTTTTGACCGAGGAGAATTCTGATTTGAGTGGTACAACGACGTCGCCTGAAGTCCCTACGGTGGACTTCGAGAAGAACCAGAGGATGCTGGCGTTAGCCAACTCGCGGTTGAAGAATCTATTGACGGACGTTTTAAGACGTGGCTATTATGGCCGCGTCAACGTCGAGCTGTGCGTGGACAACGGGCTGATCGAAGTCGTCCACGCAACCAACTCAGAATCGTTGAAGTAAGAACAAAGCGATTGGGTGTCGGAACAACCGGGCCCGCGACTCCAAAATGGAATCGCGGGCCTTTTTTTGTTGGTTACCTCGCATGGCAACAGCCACTCTCGAAGCCCCGGCCGAAATTGACTTCTCCAGCGCACCGCTGGACGAATCGCAATTCATCGTGCTGGACGACGTCGCGGTTTTCGCCGAGCACGTCACGGCTTTCGAGGGCGAAGACGAGGTGTACGACCTGCCGGTGCTCGAATCGATGTGCCACAACAACAACCTGCGGATCGAAGACACCGGCGATTATGTGCCAATCATTCTGCGGCACACTCCCAATCCCGGTGAAGAGGATCGAGATCCTGAAGTGGTTGGGTTTGCTGGCCCGTTCAAACTGGGGCGCCTTGGCCGGAAACGACCTCGCGCGGCAATCTTCGCCCGCTTCCGAATCTTCAAGGATCGCGCCGACGTCATCCGCAAGTATCCCCGCCGAAGCGTCGAAGTCTGGGCGGAAGAGAACTTGCACGACCGATTCATCGACCCGATTTCACTACTGGCCGGCGAGACGCCCCGCCTCGACCTGGGGTTGCCGCCCGGCCTGCACTACCGACGTCTCGAAAAGGGACGCCAAGTCCGCAAATATGCCGCCGTCGCGCCTGGTGGTGCGAACGTCTTCGTACCGACCGATGGCACCACTCAGGAGAAGCGCAAAATGGCTCTCACGCCGGAAGACATCCAGCAGGTTGTGAACGCAATTCAACAAACCGACGTCTTTCAGTGGGCGGCTTCGAAGATGGCCGAAGAGACTGGCCCCGCGCCGACCGTTCCCCAAGCGGATGCGGCTGGGCTGGGTGCCGCTCCACTTGCCGACGACGACACCAACGTCGAAGCCTTCCGCAAATATCAGGAAGACGGCGACGACAAGGGCGCCAAGGACTTCCTGGGCATCCTGGGCGACGAAGACCGCACCAAGCTCAAGCGAGCGATGTGCGAAGGGGATGACCCCAAGTCCAAAGAGTTCTACGAGCGAGCCGCCGGCTCCGTCGAAGATGACGTCGATGGCAAGGCGAGCGCGACCGTGGCCGAGAAATACCGCCGCGAAAACGTCGATTTGAAAAGGAAGTACGCCATGAAAGACGGTGAAAACAAGGTGCTCGAACAGCGTGTCGCGGCGCTCGAACGCGAGAACCGTCGCAGCGTTCGCTACTCGCGATTGGACGAACTGGCCAAGACTCACATGCTCGACGTCTCCGCCGAGCTCGAAGAGACGATCGAACTGAGCGACGATCAATTCGAGAAGCACGAAGCGCGAATCAAGGAGCGGTATCAACGCATCCCGGTCGAACGTCGGGTTTACTCCGGACCCCCGATCAAGACGGGGCAAAGCGATGCCGACGCCGAGGCTCGCGCGAAGCGGGCGGTCAACATCGCTCAATCCGAAGGCATTTCCTACGAGGCCGCCCTCGCGAAAGCCTGATCGCTGATTCCGCCGGCGAAAGAGCCGGCTCTTACAACTTAATTGGGTGTCGGAACAACCGGGCCCGCGACCTCAGTAAACGAGTCGCGGGCTTTTTTCGTTAGGCAAAGGACAAAATCATGGCTCGTGCTGCTGCTCCTGCGTTCCTCGCCGGCGGAACGATCAATCCTTCCCGGTTCATGAAGCATTCGACTTCGGCGAATCACACGCTGCTGGAGAGCGATGCGAACGAACCGGTCATCGGCATTTCGAGCGAAGCCGCGCAGGACGCTCCGATTCCCGGGGCAGGTGCTGACGCGGCCGCTTCCGGCGAAGCGCTCAAGGGTTACTTCCTGGGTGACGTTTGCCCGCTCGAACTGGGTGGCGACGTCGTGGCCGGCGACTACCTCAAGTCCGATGCGGACGGCAAGGGCGTTGCTGCGGCAACCACCGGCACGACCATGCAGCACGTCGGTGCGATCGCACTGTCGGCCGGGGCATCGGGCAACAAGATCCTCGTGCAAATCGTGATCTTCAAGTTCATCCCTGCCTTGTCGTAATCCATCAACCAAATCAACCGATTCACACCGAACAGTTTTTACCGAACTAGTGCGTCTAGGCTGGCCCCCGAAAAGCCCGGCTCCGTCCTGGGCGAAGACGCACATAGCACATGACGACGGAAGCGACCATGACGGAAGGGTCTGGAGATGAGCCGTGGCAGCCACACTTCCAGGCGCAAACAACACCTACGTCCCCTCGCACGAAGCGAGTGGAAAAATGGTCGTCGATTTCTCGCGGAATGTTAAGGATTTCGCGGTCAATCGATACGCCCAAATCGTCCCAGTCGACAAGATGGTCGGCTATTACATGAAAATGACGGTCGAACAGGCTGGCCGCCTGGTCAACTCCAATCTGGCCGACCTGCAATGGCCGGACGGAAACGAGTCGCCGGATTTCAACGACGGCACCGAGTCGCACGAATACCTGGCCTACGCTGCGAAACGCATCGCGACCGGGTTCAATATCGGCTACTTGACGTCCGAACAGGCGACGTGGGACATCATCGCGGCCCACAGCCGGATCCACGCCCAACGGATGATGACCGCCCGCACGTTGCGAGCGATCACCGCTGCGACGACCTCCGGCAACTACGATTCGACACACGTGAGCGCTGTGACCGGCGGTTCGATCACCGGCGTGTCGACCAAGTGGGACGTCTCGACCACGGCGGCCCAGTCGATCAAGCGGTCGCTGAATCACGCGGCCGAGTTGATCCTCAAGGACACGCTGGCCGCGATCGACATCAACGATTTGGTTGTCGTCATCAGCCCGGGCTTGGCCCGCAAGCTGGCGGTCGCGCAAGAGATCGTTGACCACATCAAGGGCAGCCCGGACGCTCTCCCGCAAATCCGCGGCGAGTTGGCCGGCGGCAATTCGATGTTCGGACTCCCGGACAAGCTGTATGGCTTCCCGCTTGTGGTCGAAAAGACCGTTCGCGTTTCGACGCAAAAGGGTGCGACCACCAGCCGCGGTTTCGTGCTGCCTGACACAACGCCGTTCATGTGCGCTCGACCGGGCGGACTGGTTGGTGTGGAAGGCGCTCCCTCGTTCTCGACGATCACCATCTTCATGAAAGAGGAGATGACGATCGAGACGAAGGACGACCCCGACAACCGCCGCACCAAGGGTCGCATCACCGAGAACTACGACACCATCGTGACGGCTCCCGTCACTGGGTTCTTGTTCACCGGTGCCTGCGACTGATCCGTCTTGATGTTTGCTGGCTCGCTTGCTCTGGCGGGTGGCGCCGAACACGCCCGCCAGAGCTTCTCTCTTTTACTCGCTGGTTGATATGGCCTCTTACGCCGACCCCGCCGACATGATCGTCCGGTTCGATAGTCGCGAGATCGGCGACTTGGTCGGGGACGGTACGCGAGTCGAGGAAGTTGACCTGGCAACCGACGATCGGCTGCTCGCGATTCTCGAAGACGCCAGCGGCCGTATCGAAGCGGCGCTGCTGGTCGGCAAGCGGTACACGGTCGCGGACTTGTCGAGCCTCACCGACAACTCGCAGGCGTATCTGAAGCGCATCACCTGCGAAGTCGCCATGGGGATGCTCATGGAGCGGCGCCCGGATGGAGCCAGCGAAGCGCGAGTCGCGGCGATGGATCGTGCCGAGGCCCACCTCGAGGATTTGCGCCGGGGGCGGAATGTCTTCAACCTCGAACCGCAGCAGGACGCGGCCCTGCCCAAGGCGCTGACGCCCTCGATATCGGCGGTGCGGAACCAGAACTTACTTCGCGACAACGTCCGAAACTTTTACCCCGCGCGGCGTCCGTCGCCGCTGTCGGCTGGTTGAACGAGAGGGATTTAAGCCATGGCACTTGCAGTCATCGTTCCCGGCCCGGCTCTGGTCCGTATCGACGCTGGAGCCGGCCTGGAAGATCTCGGCTACTCCGACAACGGCATCGTCATCGACGAAGAGGGCTTTTTCCTCGACGTCCCTGGCGACCAGCACGGCGGCGATGATGGCCCGCCGATCGACGTCCAGTACCTGGGGGAAATTGCCCGCATCCGCATGGAGCTCACCAAGTGGGATTCTACGGTTGCCGCCAAGGTGGAAGCTCGCCTGGCTGGCGGAACGGCCGGCACCCCTGGCACTCCAGGCACGCTCATGTTCCAGGACAGCAAGACGATTCGCTTGCTGATCGCGTCCACGCTGCTTCCGCGAAACTACCCGCGGGTGTTTGTGCGCGGAGCAATCAACTGCAATCGGGGTACCAAATATTCTCGGTTCGTCTGCGAGTTCGAAGCCCACAAGAACGGTTCGGGAGTGCTTCGAAACGCAGTGACTTCCTAGTTTTGAAGAGATGGAAAGGCGCTATCCATGTACAGCGGGACCATGACGGACAACAAACCAACCCGGGAAATCTTTCGATACAGCGACGGAGAGAAGCCGGGAGAAATCAATCGCGCGATCGATCCGATTGCTGCCCACCGCAAGCTGGGGATGCACAACTCGTTCAATCTGACGTCGGATCCGGCATTGATCGATGCCGGCGACCTCGAAGCCCAGAGCCGCCTGATCGTCGCCATGCGGGATATCTTCGGTCTAAAGGAATGGACGGAAGACGCCGACGGTACGCAGCATGGCGCGACCGAAAGCGAAACCGTCCAACTGTTCGTCGACTTTATGGAGTACTTGGCGGGGCTAAAAAAAAGTACCAGCCAGACTCTGACCTCGCCGTCTGTTACGGCTTTGACGTCGCCGGCGGATGCTTCCCAGGAGGCATCGGCGGAGTTGACGGAGACGACGCAGGAGGGGGCTACGAACGAGTCGTCGGATTCTGGCTCAACCGAAGCCGAGCCGAAATCCGAGCCCGCCAGCGCATCGTAGAGGCGTTCAAGTCGCATGGCAGTGACATGCTGAGCGAAGCTGTGTTCTGCGCCATGGCGGAATCGGACGACGAGGGAGCCGCGCTCTACGCAATGGCGGAGACTCATGCCCGTCTGAACGAGACGCGTGATACGAGGGTTCAGTAAATGGGCGCCCCATTGGCACTGCTGGCTTCGATGGCGACCGGACTTATTCCGAAGATCGCCCCCATTGCCGCCCGGGCCGGTTCCGGCTTGCTCACTCGAGCCGCGGCAGCCGCTCGCCCGGTTGTCGCTCAGACCGCCCAGGTAGTTCGCAACGAAGGCTTGGGAGACTTGGCGGCTCGCGCGGGACGCAAAGTCAATCAGTACCTGTCGCCGGGGTCGGGGAGTGAATACGGCATCCGTCCAGTCGAGACGGGGAAGTACACGCCGTCGGCGAGCGGGGAGTACGGGATTCGTCCTGCGGAGGGGCGCGAGACTGGATTTCGGTCGTTCGCCCAGCCGTCACAGCAGCCTCGATCGCAGGCTCCATCCGAGCCGAACGCGCCGGCCAAGAACGATCGCAGCACGTTCCAGCGGTTGGCCAACCTTGTCCAGCAATCGCTACGGCAGCGGTCCCAAGGCGTGGCGACCGCTGCGGACGGTGCCCCCGCGAGTCCGCTGACGGATGTTCAGAGGGCGGAGCGTCGCGCGGGCTACAAGGAGCAGTATGGGGACATCATCGGCGGCGGGATGGCCGATGAGGCGGATTCGGCGGATGCGGAGCGGGCGAGGAAGGAGCAAGACGAGCGGATTGAAAAGTCAGCGATGGCGATGGCCACTCTCGCTACGGCCGGGAGCGCGGCGGCCGGCTCGTTGCTTGCTGCTGGTGTGGCGAGCAAGCAATTTGCTGATACGCAACTCAGATCGCAGGAGGGCCTGAAGCGATACAGCGGGGGAATCGCGAGAGCTTTCGCAGAACTCGAACGATCGGACATGCAGCGTCAATACCAGATGGCATCCGGAACTGAACGATCAACTAAGATGTTGGCCGATGCCATCAACGACATGAGAACTCAACTGCACCCTCTCCAGCAGCAACTGGCAAACACTTTAAACGTTCTCGCCACTATCGCCGCAAAGCTGGTTGCAATTTGGGCATGGTTGCAGACCAAGACTGCAGAGCTTGGACTTAATCCGATTGTGCAATTGCTTCAAAATATTGACCGAGGAATTGCGAACGGAAATGCAAAGACTACCGGCGTGTGGAATCAAGCGTTGCGCGACATGGCGAATGGAAAGTTTAATACCGTCCGGTGGGGGCAAGCTCCGAATGGCCAGAAAGGTCGGAACCAGCGCGAACGACAAGACGAACGGGACTAGGAAGAGAGTGAGAGATGTCTGACGACACGAAGGTCACCTACAACGGAATTGGCCTAACAAACGTCCTGACCAAGGAGTTCTCCCAGGAACCAATATACGACCCTTCCGGAACGGATCTTCTCTATCATCGCTTCCGTATTACCGTGTCCGGTTTGGTTCACCCGGAGTTTCTTTCTCCCTACCTGGGGGCTTCTCCTGGAAACACAAACATGGCGAATAACTTTCGGGCGATTCAAGATCGCTTGAATGAACCGCGCCGGGAGTTTGAGTACAAAATTGGCGAGGAGGTAATCCTTCGGGCGCTTCCGTCAGATTCGGAAGAGCGCAGTAAGTGGGATTTGAATAGCGGCCCCAAGCCGTCTGGAGTGAAGATCACCCACGCTGCCGGCGCAAGAATTCTCCGCATTGAATTTACGATTGAGGTTTGTCGCCTGATCTGCGAAGACGCGACGAACATTAGCGGAGTTCTATCGAACCGATGGTCGAGCATCGACGACTACGATGGAGACTGGTACTGCACGCGGACAATCGCGGGGAGACTTCAAGTCAGTACGGTCAACATGGAACCTCACGCATTCCGCAACCTGGTCGTTCCTCCATTACAGCCAGGCTTTAAGCGGCATTCAATGAACTTCAACGTGGACACCGCTGGACTTACGATCGACTACACGATCGTTGACCGCCAGATACCGTATGCCGCGCCGGGTGGTGCCACGTCGTGGACGGCAAGGCATACCACAAGTTCGCCTGATGGAATTGTCACTCACGGAGAAGTTGAAATTGAGCTAACAGGCCCACCATCGGCAAGCAAGACTGCGCTGCTTGTCTCATGCGCTCAAGTTATCGAAAACAAACTGGCGCTAGCGGCAATGGGAAACAATCAGTATTTCATTCTCAACGCCTCAATCGTTGACTATCTGCATGAAAATCGAGTCGGAATGGTTGTCCGAATTCTCCACAATCAGTCCGGAGAAGGAGTTGCCTTCAACATCAACGACCCATTGAGCATGATGGGCAAGCCTGTCTCGATAGACGAGTACAACCGCTTTCGGTCGCCAGTCCCTCCCGTTACTGGAGAAGCATCTCCAATCGGACTATTCGTTTCGTATTGGCAATCGCCTTGCAATGACGAGCATTCGATCTTCAAGACCGAAGCCACCGAACAGTCAGAGAACGTTCCCGAAGAATCAAACGCGCCAGAGCCGCAAGTCACCTACGGCGATTTACCCAAGCAGGCGGGTCCATACAGCGAAGAGCACAAGCAAGCCATTTACACTGTGTACGAAGTGTCTGGGCGATACGAGCACAATCCGTACCGCATCGCCCTGCCGATCGCTGGAGGCGGCGACAGCGACGATGATGTCTTCGTTGTTCAGCTAACAAAGCCAGGCGGCGGGCTTACGTATCGGCATGTGAAGATCAAGGCGGAGCGGGTAGGAGAACCACCGCAGCTACCGTCATTCGCGAATTACAACGAAGCGCCCGGCGTGGCGGTTCTGATGGACGTAAGCATCATCCCGCACGCGCCGCAACTCACAGCCGACGTGAAAAAGTTGCTTTACCGCATTGAAGCTGAATACAAATTCGCGCTGACAAAATCATTGTCGCGACTCGAAAGACTGCGCATGGGGTCGCGGGCTTACGACAGCACCAATGCTGACGACAACACGATTCCAGGATCGGCGTTCATTGACGGGATCCTCTAGTTCTGCTGGTTCTGGTTTGCCAGACCGCGAATCATGTCTTTCCACATTTGCTGGTTCTGTTGGGCTTGGGCTCCGTTCGCTCTGATAGGTAGCCTGTCAAAGCGACCTTGAATCCCCACGTTGGCCGGCGACAGCGGATAGATTGCGCGTGCAGAAACTCCAATTGCCGCTCCGCAGACGGCGCATATCGCCAAGAGCCCAAACAAAACAGCAATTTCACTAAGGCTAATGGACTTTGCCGTCGTTCGTTCTTGATCGAGACTGGGAGCAGGCATTGCATAGACTACTGGCGGTTTAGTGATGAAATACACAACACCAAGCACCGTAATCGTCGCAAGCCACATCACGAGAGAAAGAGCCCAATACATTCCAATCGCAGCCAGCACAATCCCAAGGTTCTCATTGGAAAAAATGGCGTAAGGGACCGTAAGGAGGAAGCTTACCGCTCCGATCCCAAACCATGACGTGGAGATAGCCATCAGGTAGCGAATGAATTGCGGAAACGCGGGCAGCGCGCCTCCAGAAATTGTTGAATAAAACTTCGCAACTCTCCAAGCGCGAATTGAGAGAAATACCGCCCAGTACAGATTCGATGCGCCAATGGAACTTGTAAAGGCAGTGTACACCTGGGCTGGCAGTTCAGTATTGCTCCATGAAATCCATGCGGCGTGCGCGGTCGTTAGGAACATCCAGGCAATGATTGCAACTGTGCCGGGAGCCCACGTTGGAACTGCCGGGCCATCTCGCCGCTCCGGCTTCGCCCTCATCGTCAGATCAATACTCGGCTGATCGTCATCCGAGTCGTCATCGCGACTGATCGCATCGAACCGAACTCGCGATTCCTCCGCGCTGGGCAGATCGTCAAACAGGCTTTCTTCCACACTCCGTCCGGATCCGGACTGCGACGGAGTGGCTTGCCAATCCTTGATCGTCGGGGCGTCCGGCTGGATCCTTCCGGGCTCCCGCTTGAGCAAATCCGTCATTTCCAAATCTTCGAACTGCTCTCCCCTTCCGGAGTAACTCGGCACCGCGATCGATGCCCCGCACTTCGGGCAATCCACGCGTTTGCCGACGTGCTTGACCTTGCTCTTGCACTTGGCGCCGCACGACGGGCAGCGGAACGAGAAACGAAGGTCGGCGTCGACAGTGGGGGACTCGTTGGACATTTCATGGGCTCCCGGGCCTGAATCCAGCGTTTAATTTAATTTGGGCAAATCCGAAAGTCAGCAAGAACCTTGGCACTGGCCGCCAGGGATCGCTAGAATACCCCGCACAACTCAACATGGGTGTCGGAACAACCGGGCCCGCCTTCGAGCCAATATCGGCTTGCTGGCGGGCTTTTTTCGTTGGCACACGGCGAAACAGGCTTTCCCTATGGCTCTCTCTTGGTCCGGCAGCGGCAGCCTTCCCGTCCGATTGGGCAAACTTTTCTACGCCCAGGAAGTCCTGAACACCGCCCGGGGGACGACCGTTCCGGCCGAGGTTGAGGACGCCCTCGACGAGTTCGCCGCGGTCAGCCCCGAGCTTGAAGCGGCCGTCGCGGGCCTGCCCCCAGCGCTGAACAACTTCAAAACGAACACCGACACGCTCCAGTCCGCGCTGAAAACCGCGATCGAAAACACCTGCATCCAGATGGTCAAGGATGACGTCGCGTTGCCGGCTTACGACATCGCGTCCGTTCTGCGCGAGATTATTCGGCAGATGATCGCCGATACCGAGGCCGTCGAAGAGAACGCCGTCGGTGCCTCCGTCTCGGCCGTGGGCTCCCCCGCAGGCAACGGCACGTTCGTCGTCAGCACCAAGCGCGCGGATGGACTGGTCAACGAACTGATGCTGGCGGAGACGATCCAAATCGAAGCGACCGCCGCGACGTCGTTCCGGCTCAAGGCCCCCGTGGCGGCTCGCAACTTGCTGTCCGAATCCTGGCCGGCGGGATCGGGCAAGTCAGCAACGGTCACAGTCACAACCGGCGGGGGACTCATCACGAACGGCGGGTTCGAGGACGAAGACGACCAAGCCAACTTCCCCGACGACTGGATCAAGGTACTCGGGACGATCGGCACCACGATCAAGCTTACGGACGTGGAAGTGCAAACGGTCGCGATCAGCGGCACCCCAACCGACGGCTATTACACGCTGAGCTACACCAACGCCGCGAGCCAGGTCCAGACGACCGCTCTCATCGCGTACAACGCTCCTGCTTCGACCGTCCAGTCGCGGTTGCGGGCTCTGAAGGGACTCGAGCTCGTAACCGTGGCGGCAACCGGCACATCGCCGAACTACACGCACACGATCACGTTCAACGGCGTGGGCGGCAACGTCACTCAGTTGACCAGCACGAGCTACTTGACCGGCGGCAGCCCGTCGATAGCTCACAACACCACGACTGCCGGTTCGACGCACGTTTATGGCGACGGAAAGGCGTTGGAGTTCGATTCCAACGGATCGGAACTGACCGAGATCCTTGTACCGTTGTCGCTCTCACCGCAAACGCAGTATGCGTTCAACGGACAATTCAAGGTCGATTCGGTCCCGGCGGCTGGCGTGCTGCAAGTCTCGCTCTGGGATGGCGGCGCCGTCATCAACGACGACGAGGGGACGGCCAACACGCTGACGATTTCCGCGACCGGGCTGACGACCAGCTATGCCGCAAAGAACGTGGCGTTCCGCACCCCGCGCGTGCTGCCTCCGCAGGTTTATCTGCGCTACCGAATCTCAACCGCGGTGAGCAATACCAGCAGCGTATTCGCGGACGATTTCTCGCTGGTGGCCATGACGCAGATTTACAGCGGCGGCCCGAGTGTCGCGGCGTTCGAAGGCAACATCGCTTGGGCGATTGGCGACCGGTATGGCCTGGCCGTCACGAACGACCGCGCGGGCGAGTTCCACGAATGGATGGACAGAAACTTCGATTTGAAAGCCAAGGGACTGCTGCTGCCCACTACGAGTGGCGTCGGGATCACGATTCCGGACAGTTTGATTTCGTAAGGGAGACGTGCCGTGAAATACCTCAATCAACGAATTGCAACGTGCGCAGCAATTGCCGGTCGCGGTCATTCCGCGTGCATAAACGAACTTTACAACAACGTGGAACGATTAGAGGAGTTCACTTTCCATCGTCTCGGCGAGACACCCGATGCCTATGCCGCGCTCGACCTGGTTGGAAAGTACGCAGAGTCGGTTGCGTCGGCGCTTCGCGGGCGGCCGTCGGTGGTTCTGCATCAGCATGAAGCCCAGGAAGTTCGGCCATTCTGGGAAAGCCCGACTGTGGGCGATCTGGTCAACGGCGTGGTCGAACCGGCCATGCCGGCAAGTCCCTCGATCGACCTGGGGGATTTGATCGACTCCGTGCTTTCGCTGGTGGAACTGTTCGAGAGTTTCGGACTCCCTGCGCAAGAAGTCCCTGCGCAGGAACCTCCCACCGTTGCGCAGGGAGCCCCAGCGGCCGACGACCTCGCTGGCCTCTGATCGTACACAAGCATTCCGCCGCTTTGCTTGTATCTCGCCATAAGCAAAACGGCGATCCGGGAGAAGGCTTATGGCCCGCGTCTCAACCAACCTGCAAACGATCCTGGCGGCCATCGTCGCGCGGATCCAGGCCCAAGTGACGGAGTTCAACTCCGATTCGACCTGCTTTATCTCGCGGTTCGAGGACACGAAGGCCGATCCGGTGCCGGTCTGCAAAGTTTGCCCCGACTCCGGCCAGCTCGATCGAGGCCTTTGGGAGGGCGGCGGCCGAGAGCAGACGACGTTTGACAGCGCGGTGCTGATCGCGATCGACGTCCAATCCAACCGCGACGAACGAGGCCACACCGAATCGGCGTTGACGGACTCCGCGCATGGGCTGCTGCCACTGGCTGAGAAGGTTCTCAAAGCGCTCAACGCCCACGATTTGCAATCCGGCGGCGACGAGATTCTTCGCAGCCCGCTCGAGCCCTTGGCGTATTCGTCACCCGTCGATGGTGATGGTTCGACGTTCAGGATGGCCTGGAAGATTCGGGTCGAGTTCGATTGGGCCATGACGTGATTTCTTACGCTGGCGTGCCGCTTCTGCTGCCGACTGCCGAGCTGGTTGAATATTTCGATCAGTACATGCCGCTTTCACACATTCTCCCGGCTGGGCCCAATCACAACTTCTACGGCACGTGGAGGCAGAAATCATCAGGCCCAACCCCTCGCGGCATCCCTCTCATTAACTGGCCCGAGCCTCCAAAACTGAAGGTCAATCAAATTTACTGGCCAACTGGCGCCAGCCGATGGGCAGTTGGGTGTTTTCTGATAAACGCTGAGCAATACGAGGCCATTTTCAATCAAGCGAGGCCGTTGATCCAAGGTTCTTCCGAGTCTTCTGGAATGCTCTTTCTCTCCAATGGAACGAACGCCACGGAACTAAAGATGTGGGCACTCGAGCCCCGGGGCCTGCATTCACGACAAGGCTTCGTTATTCCCGAAGACCTCTTCATTCTGCCACTGGTCGACCAGCGATATTGGTGGCAATTCAGAAACACTTCGTGGGACAAGGAATTCAATCCCGCAATCGACGAGCCACCGACTTGGGAAGAGTTCTTCCACGCAATTGAAGACGACTTGGGCTTGACCTTGGATATTCCCGGATCTCTCGACGAGGGATACGGAAAGCCGGATCCATATACGCTTTGCAGCATGCATGACAACCCGGCAGTCCTACTAGATGTTGCGGCTGCGTCGGTTGGGCGCCGCGTGATTTGCCAGGGCGATCATGTCGTGTTGTCCGAGCCGCCCACTGGACTCTTTGCGACCGATGAAGTTGTTGGTCTGAGTGACATACACCCAAACAGAAGTTCGTGCGTGACAGGCGGACAAACGAACTTGTCGTATCACATTAGAGTCGGACACGCTCACGTTCCCGAGCGTGTGGATGTTGTGTTCCGCAAGTGGCGAGAGGGAATCGTATCTCCGCGCGGAGAGGAATATGCAATTACCAAGCACGCGCGAGATTACATGGGCAGCGAAGGCGTCTACCGGTCAGTAATTACTATTCGCACAACGGCACTTGCTGACTTTACCGACAGCGAAGGCGGACCGAGCGAGCCAGTAAATCAAGCGGAACTAGACGCCCTGGCCGAACTGATTGCCCACGATTACTACGCTCGAATGTATGTCTGGTACGACGTCAGCCATGCGTGTGATTTTGTAAGACCAAGCTTACGGACACGAGGGTCTGACGATTACGTGCTCTGCTCGTTCGGGTCGATCGGACCAGACGGCCCGCAGGCATTGATTGAAGCCCACTCCCTGCCGCCCAACTTCGCGATCACCGAACTTTGCCATTGCTTCGACGAGCAACCTCAATACTGGCCCGAAGCCCGCTGGGAATGCACGCAGGAAGGCGGCATCGGCAAAGGCAGCAGCGGGACAGTGAAGATGATGGTCGCCGATGCGGACGGCGTGGATGGCGAACTGATCGACAGCGGGCTTGAAGTGTTGCTGCACGATCCGATTGGGATCGGACCTGCGGAAGGGACCGACCAAGGCTATATGCGCTACATGGCCGACGCGAATCGTTGGGAAATGTGGCAACGGGAGTGCTGATCGATGTCTATTCCGCGCGGCATGCTGTGGAAGCGATCTTGGGTGTGGAAGCTGACGATGTTCGTCGCCATGTCGCTTCCGCTGCTAGAGATGGCGGGGGTGCCGCGCTGCTGCGGGATGGATCCGGGCAGCACGAGCACGCGCGATCGCGGGAGTACTTCGACGTCGACACACGTTCCGCCGCCGCCTCCGCCGCCTGGGAGCACGTCGACTTCAACGCGGCGACGTCGATTGAGTGGCAGCAGCGTTGTGTTGTGCGATGCCTGCAAGGACGGCGTTGCGGCCGTCGAATACGAAGTTGTCATCAGCGGAATCGGCTTGGCGTTCCCTCCGGCAAGCTGCTGCTTTAGCTACAACGGCGTGTGGTACTTCGCGGCAACAACTTCCAATCAATGCTGCACGTCGATCTCGGGAGGAACATGCACAAACGCGGCATGCTCGCTGTGCTTCCAAAAGTTCAGCCCAACTCTCTATGCAATCCGTGTTGGTTGCAATCACGGCTCCCCGGCTCCGCATCCTAATAATTTTTTTGCGGTCAGTAATACCTATGACGAGCCGATTGATTGCATGAATTTGTCCGAGACGGTCAATGAGAACTGGGCGCGTCACCCTCTTGGAACCGACCTCTGCGACTTCAATGGCGTCATGACCGCTCAAGTGTTCACGTTGATGTAAATCATGCGCTGCGATTTCTATCTAATCTCAGACCGGGAAGCGTCGTGTCGGCGATGCGGATTCATTGCGCGAACACATGGGTATTCGACGGACCAGATCAATCGAACCTGCGACAGCGTGTCTCTGGACGACGTACCGCTTGAATTTCAAGGCGCAGGAGATCTAGTGTCTGCCGCGCTGGACGCCGTTGGGATCAAGAAGTCTCCCGGATGCAAATGTCCGTGGCGGCAAGCCTGGCTCAATTGGGCCCTACCCATCCCTAGGCCCCTAGCAGCCTGGATCAAGCAGCCAACGCTGCTGGCACGCTTCGAGCACGGCTTTGGCGATGCGGTCCAGTTCACGACGGTACTGCTCCACCTGCGACACTTGCACCCGGAATGGGCAATTGATGTTTCGTCCAAGGTGGGAGCCCATACGCTCTTTCGCGGCTTGGCTCGCCATGTCTACTCCGAGGACAAGTCAGCGGAAGGCTACACCGACTATCGCTGGGTTCCGTGGCACGAGCCGTGGGAGACTTATTCCAACTCTCCATCGACCAAGGCCGAACAGTACCTGCGTCATGCCTTCCAAATCGAACCGATCGAGGAACTCTGCCGCTACGCCGTTTGCATCAGCGATGAGGTGATGGAGTCGGCCAGCGATTACCTGGCGGAAATGTGCGGACGGCGAGTGGCTTCCGGACAGCGATACCCCATCGTGCTCATCCACTACCAAGGCAACTCTGCCAAAGACGCCAAGGATATGAGCGAGCGCGTCGCGCGAGAACTCTGCCTTGTCGCCAAGCGGGCTGGGTTTCTCCCGTTCGTGCTGGAGTGGGAGACGAAACCTCGCTCGCGGTTGTCGGAGCGAGATGGCATCGCCATCAACGACGTCAAACATCCATTCTGGGGTGGGACCGGCACGGGTGATGGCGAGAAGATCGCAGCCATGATTCAGCAGTCGGCCTACATGATCGGCATCGACAGCGGCCCCGAGCACGTGGCGGGAGCGACCGACACCCCCACGATGATCGCTTGGCATCAGTTCCACCCGGTCAATTACTACGGCCTGGCCGACAACGTGGAGCATGTCATTCGTCCCGGCCATCGACGTTTCATCTTCGGCGACCACGACACCGGCGACGAATACTTCCGGCGCAAGTATCGGTTCGCTGAGGCGGACAAGCACTATCGCTACTTCCTGCCCGCACTGCTCAAAGAAAGATTGGCGGCTCTCTAATGCTCACCCGCACGGCCTACGACCGGCTCTACTACGAGCAGCACCGAGACAACGGGCTCGACTACGCGAATTACTCCGACTGGCAGAAGCTGTACGGTCGCTGGTGGGTCGGTTCGCTTGGCCTTTCGGGGAGACGAGTGCTCGACGTGGGCTGCGCCTGCGGCGCGATCGCGCACGGAATCATGGATGCGGGCGCGATGACTTGCACCGGGATCGATCTGAACGAACACACGATCGGCATCGCCCGCAAGCAATGGCCGTATCAGCGCTGGGAAATCTGCGATGCGGTCAACCTGCACTTGTTCGGCGATGACGAGTTCGACGCGATTCATTCCGCACAAGTCGCCGAGCATTGGAAGCCCGAATTGGTGCCGTTCATTTTGCGCGAACTGCGACGGGCGCTTCGGCCCGGCGGGTTGATCTTTGTCGCGCTCGACACCGCGGACTCGTTTGGACGCCAAGGGAGAACGCCCGGCACGCCTGGCGAGGATCCCACGCATATTTGCATCAAGCCGCTCGAGTGGTGGCGGGAACAGTTTGGCGCGGCGGGGTTCGTTTCGTTAGACGACACTGCGTTGCGCGAAGACAGCATTTACCGCGAACATTTCGCCAAGCACGACTGGGACTGGTTGCTGGCGTTTAATGGCAAGTCATAAACAGCGAAAGGGCATGCAATGACCACCTCCGCCGCTTCATCCATTAGTCTCGGCCACATTTTCGACCACCTGCTATCCCTGCTCTCGCCGGCCGACCTTCGCCGCGGGCTGGGCGTCCCTGAGTCGTTCACCTGGCCGGACAACCTTCGCGCGGCGGGATTCCTGCAATTGCTCGCCGACCGCGACGTCTTCGGCAAGGACGTTTCGGCCGACCAGATTTACGATAAGGTGCTCGACAGTGCGAACATGATGGTCGCGCGTCTGCCCGGATCGATCCTCGATCGACTGTTGCGGGCCGATGGTCCAGCGCCGGTCGCGCGCCGCCGCCTTTGCCACGTCCATGGTGCCGTGAAGGAAGGCGAATACCCCAATCTCGTCCAGGCGATCAACCTGGGCTGGGATGAAACCTCGATCGGCAACGCTCGCGCGGGCTGGTTAAAACGACTCACTCCGGAGGAAACGGCTGATTTGTTCGCAGGACGACCGCTTGAGGCCCGGGCCTATCAACTCGCAACCGGCTCCCTCCACATTGCGGCGGACCTGCCGATGGCTGCCCCCGAGTTTGGCGTCTGGCCCAACCCGCGCTGGCTCTCAGAAATGCCCATTCGCTGGCGATCGCGGCTGAACAAGCTCGCCCGCTGGACCCCCTACCCCACGGTGTTCGACATCGACTGGGAGTTTAAGGCTTGGAATCTTCACGAGTGCCGGCAGAAGGGATCGGAGTGGATCCAGCAAGTGGTGTTCGATGATCCGCGCTGGCTGCCGATTCAGGAGCGGATGCAACTCGACAAGTCCGACCTGGCGACCGTCATGCGGTGGAACGACGCTGATCCTCGCTACTGGCGGTGGAATCACGTGATGAAAGAGCGGGTCATCCAGGAGTGCCAGTCGCTTTTGCATCAAGCCATGGTCGAAGCGTTTCCCGGCGCCGTCGGCGGATCCGCCAACGCCTGGATGCAAGCGGGTGACTTGTACCGCATCACGCGAATGAAGCAATCCTTCGGCACGGGCGCCACGCTGGGCGGGTACAGTTCGGTCAAGATTTACACGCCAGCCGATTTGGAGTGCATGCGGGGCGCGGTGGCGGTTGATCGTCGCCGCGGCAAGGGTTTGCGTCTGGGCGGCTGCAAAGCTTGGTTCCAAGACTCGGCGGCGCTCAATCAGTGGAGTTGGACGGACGAGGGCTGCGAGCACGCGCGGCATGCGATTCTGCTCTGCGGTTCCCATTCGCCCGTACTGTCGGTCGACAAGGGAGTACCGCGACCGTCGACGCTCGACACATTGTCCAAGTTACTGCAGGAAGTGGACGACACTTGTGAAGGAATTGTTGGCGAACCGCTCGTGCCAGCGAGGCAGGTTCATGGTTGGCCCTTGGTGACCACCGTGGATTGCGGTAGCTTTCGCGTATCGCGCGTGACCCATGCGGATGGCACCGGGGAATGGGTTCGAGACTGATGGCTGAGCGTGCAGGGAAAAAGCACCGCGAGCATCGTTGGATTTGCACCGGCTGCGGAGAGAAAGTACCGATGCAGGGGTTCGACGTCCGCGCTCGGCGTTGCCCAGAGTGTCAAGATCGTCCTGATGCTGACGCGATCGCGGATGGCGTGAAGCGGCATTTCGACCGCATTCCGGCTCACCTGGTGCGGCAGCTCTCCGATTTTATTTCCGCTCAAGACGCTAGCACGACCAGCGCTTGAAATGTCTGGTCATTTTACGCGCGCCGACCTTGCTGGCAGTATGCCCGTGCAGGGTAGAGGAGTCTGGCCGTCCTCGTAGGGCCCATAACCCTGAGATCGCTGGTTCGAATCCAGCCCCTGCTACTTCCGGGACCGGGATTCTTTCTTTCACTCCTTGCAAAGGGTGCTTCTATGACGGCTCAATCTGCCGCGCTGCTCAATTTGATGGCCTACGCTGCCGCCGTCGGCGACCGAGTTCGATTGATCGAACTGGCTCGCAGACTTGCCGAGTTATTGCGCAGTGCCGACGGCTCGCGACTCCGCAAATTGCTGGAACTCATCAACTCCGAGAACGTGCAAAAGATCGGCGCTCTCGTCAAGGAACTTCTCGCGCTGTTCGGAATTTCCCTGGACTTCTCGGTCGCGTCCGATGCCGTTCCGCTGAGTCTCGATGAGCAATATGCCTGCATCGACGAAGCTTTCGCCGGTGAGTCTTCGGCAAGCGACCTCGCAGGGATCATTGCAATCATCAAGCTCGTGATGCAGTTGATCGCTGCGATTCGCGGTGCGCTCCCCGCCCCGCCCGCCACGGCCTAACCGCCTGCCAACGTCAGTTGGTGTGTTCATCCGTTCGTTCCAAAGGTCAATCCCATGTCGAATCGCCGCGAAAGCCACCTGCCGCCGTACGAAGTCCAAACGGTGTTCTTGGCCAATGAGCTCAAGGACCGCTTGGACTGGGGGCAGGCCGGCTTACCGGATGCGCTCGCGCGAGCGACCGGGGCAGGCATCCGGGTCGCGGTGCTCGACACGGGGGTTGATCGAATCCACGCGAACGAAGGGGATCTGTTTGATGCGATCCTTGCGGGCCGCAACTTCACGCCCTATGGCGATTCCGACGAGTTCTGGGACGATCATCAGGACGGCCACGGCACGCACTGCGCGGGCATCGTTGGGGCTCGACAAGACAAAGGCCCAATTATCGGGTTCGCTCCCGAGTGCGAATTGTTGATCGGCAAGGTGCTCCATCGAGGGACCGGACAGAATCGCTGGATCGCTGCGGCCATTTATTGGGCGGTGGCGCAAGGCGCTCACGTCATTAGCGCAAGCTTTGGTTCTCCATACCCAGATCCGGAGATTGCGGCAGCCATCGAATATGCCGTCTCGCGAGGAGTCTTCGTCATCTGCGCGGCGGGAAATACCGGCCGGGATTACGACGTGAACTTCCCGGCACGCTACCACCAGCCTGTGGGACACCCGAATCTCGACACGATCGCGGTCGCGGCCTATGGCGAGGACGGACAGCCCGCGCCTTACTCGTCGCGCGGACCGGAAGTCGACATCGCCGGCCCAGGCACGAACGTCACATCGCTCTGGCTCAATGGCGGGCATGCAACGATCAGCGGGACGAGCATGGCTTGCCCGATGGTCGCCGGCTGCACCGCGCTGCTGCTCGATCGACACAAGCGGCTCGGCGGGGGAATCACTCCGCTGCGGACGATGGACGAGCTCCGCAAGCACCTGGACGACGGGGCGATCGACATTGTCGACCCCAACGACGGTCGCGCGGTTGGCCGCGGATTGCTCAAGGTCGACAAGCTACTGGCTTCGGTTGTTCCGCCGGAAGCTCCGGACGGTGGCGCCGCGGACCCTGGCGACGTCGCGCTGCTGCTGGAATTGGGGCCCATCAAGATTTACTCGCCGGCCGGGCAGTTCGACCTGGCTTTCAATTTTTGATTGTTGATGACTCACAAAGGAGTGAAGCAGTGAAAATCGTGCCCGAGTTTTTAAGCAGCAGGTGGAAAGTGGGCGTTGGTCTAACGTTATTGGTCGTGAGTCTGACTGTCGCCGCTTGGGATCTCTCGACCTCTCCGGCAATTGCCGGCCGCGCTGCTCAGCCTGTCGCGACGGATGAGAGCACCTATACGCCGCAACAACGTGAGATCCTGTCGCCAGCGGAACGTCTGTTGGCTTGGTTACAAGAAGAGTCAACCGTCGTTGTCGATGAGCATCGCGGCCGAGTGCAGCCAGAAGCGGAGCTTCGCATCGGAACCAGTGAATGCGGCCGCGTGGTGGTCTGGTATCGCGCGATCTTTAGCGATGCCAATCAACGGTTTGTTGGTCAAGTGACAGACGTGGAGATTGAAGAGCTTCGATATTCATTCGAGCACGACGCGATTGAGGACGTGGATCAGTTCTGCAGCGACCTGCGGCGGCTCAAGCCTGGTGTGATGGTGTTTGTGCTCTACAGTGCGTTTCCGCATTTGTTCATCTGCGACGCGGAAGAGGGGGGCAACTTACCGCCCGCGCCGGATGACGAAGGTCCGGCAGTAGTGCCGCGAGCGGTGCCGATGCCGCGAGACACCACCGGTCGTTGGATTCAAGACGACGAGTTAAAAGGCAGAATCCTCAACCTACTGATATCAATGTCCCGGCCTGGCAGCTCGCTGCTGCCAATTGTGCAGGGGGTTTTGGATGAGTCTCGCGACTGGAAGGTCTTGCGTCGCGACGATCCGGAGCCATCCGCATGAATTTCTTCGCCGCATTCCTGGCACTGGCTCTCGCTCAGCCGCCAACGCCCGGCGCCCCGCTGAACGTCGCCGTCACCCCCGAGCGCGTGGAATTGGGGCGCAAGCTGTTTTACGACCCGCGCCTCTCAATCGACGGCACGGTTAGTTGCGCCACCTGCCATCGCGCGGACCATGGCTTTGCGGAACCGCAGAGCGTATCCATCGGCGTACGCGGCCTGCGCGGCACCCGCAATGCCCCCACAGTGATCGGAGCGACCTACCTTCCCAATCAATTCTGGGACGGAAACACGCTCGGCCACGCGCAGCAATCTCTTGGCCCCTTGGTCAATCCCGTCGAAATGGCCAACGGCTCAGTGCAGCAGGTGGTGAACCGGGTCAACTCGATCCGCGGCTATCGATCTTTGTTCCTGGCGGCCTATGGCCAGCCGTGCAATGCCGCCCGTCTTGGTCATGCCATCGCCAGCTTTGAAAACTCGGTACTCTCGTTCGACGCCCCGGTCGACAAACGCATGGCAGGCTACACGCGAGCCTTAAGCTCCCAGGCGGAGGCAGGCTTCCAGCTGTTCATGGGCCTGCGTCCCAACCGTGCTGGCATCACGCTCAAGTGCAATGAGTGCCACACCTACCCGCTTATGACCGACGGCAAATTTCACAACACGGGCATTGCATTCTTCTCGAACACCGGCGATCGCCTTCGCGGCGGATTTCTCCGAGGCCAAGCAACGGCAGCAGACATTCGAGCGGCAAAAACACCGACACTACGCGAAATTAGCCGAACACCTCCTTACATGCACGCGGGAACGATTCTCGATCTGGCAGCAGTAATTGATGGATACAACGCGGGATGGTCGATCGGGGGGCGCGTCGATCGAAACCAAGATCCCCGCATTGGACTGCTCGGCCTGGATGATGAGGAACAGGCCCAGCTTGAAGCCTTCCTTCGTGAAGGATTGTCCTCACCAACTTACCCACGCATCACGGCTCCGGGATTGCCACGATGACCATGCATCAAACCATTTCAGCCTTAGCAGCAGCCGTCCTGCTTGGCGCTGGCTCGTTAGACGGTCAATCAGTTGATGATATGCCTCGCTCCGCAGTGGCTGTTGAGGTTGAGCCGCTGCCCGTCTCTCCGCCTACCTTGCACGTGCCAGAGCAAAGTCAGATCGTGCGGGTGGTCAATGAATCGCAGTCGCCACTGTCTGTTCGCCTAAAAGGCCCGGCAGATGGCATTGTTGGCAACAAGCTTTACTTCATTGCTGAAACTACCGGTACGGTAACGAGCTTCGCCTGGAGCGTACTGCCGCAGGTCAATGGGCTTGACGTTTCGCCGGACGGGCGAGTCGCGAACTTTGCTGGCCAGCCGGGGATTTATCAACTGCACGTGAGTGTCGCGGGCAACGGCGGTTTGGTAGCGCAGCACGTGTGGGAATTTGTCATTGTCGAAGCACCCAAGCCCGACGTCACCGCTCAAGATTTCGTTGGCCCACCACAGCAGTTCAACGTCGATGAGTTCTTACTCAAGTCGATCGCTGAAGTGCAAAGCTCCAACAAGGGCGGGGAGGGTCAGGCCTTGGCCGGATCGTTTCGAGAACTCGCGAACCTCATTGCCAGCGGACAAGTCCCGCTCGAAGCCGATCCGTTTATCGAACTCGAAAGGGCATGCGAAATCGCCATTGGTCCGAAACCATTTGCGCGATGGTCGTCGTTCTTTGTGCGGCTTAAGGAGGTGGCAACGCCCGCGCAAATGGCTGGGGTTCTCGGGTCTCCTGAGACGTGGTCGAACTTTTTGAACAATACGGCGGCGCTCTTGGAGTCGAGCGCTGTCCCGATGCAATAACCAGACTCCAACGAAAGGTGAGAATCATGCGAAATCTCTTGTGCATCGTGGCTGCGGCACTCTGCTTGTGCCTGACAGTCGGAAAGGCGAACGCTCAATGCGGCACTCGCCAGATCAGTTCCGCCAACATCTCTGCTGCTCAGGTTGGCTGCGCCAATGGCCAATGCAATTTGGCTCAGCCGTTGGCGGCCGTCCAGACTGTGAACCCGGTAACGGCTAACGCATTTGCGAGTGCTGGAACTGGACAGGCCATCGTGCAGGGGATCGCTCCTGCTACGATCGCCACACGGTTTTTCATCAGCGCAGCGCCGCAGGTTACGGTACAAACGCAACCCCAGGTACTGGCGTTGGCTCCGGTGCAAACGGGCTCGAGCGCGACGGCGACGGCGACGACTCAAGCTCAACCGCAAGTCTTCTCGAGTGGTTGCGGCTCCGGTGGTGGCTGCGGAGGCCGATCGGCAAGCTTGGCAATTAGCCGAACCGGTCCCCCGCGTCCGGTCATCAACACCATCCGAGCCTTAGCGGCAGCCGCTGCCGCACGGCGAGGTGCGCGATTGAATGGCTCGGGTTCGGTAGCCATCAGTGCGAGTCGTGGGTAATCATCCCATTTGACTGCGTTTTCCCCAGGCAGCCCGGCGCGGTGGCATGACGTCATCGCGCCGGGCAATTTTCTATGACGAGACTCCAATGACTGGAGCTAACCCCCGTCATGTTAGAGATCGACTGGCAGGCGACCGCGAATGCGGCGGCAGCGGCGGCGGTGATCGGAACGGGAGGCGCGTTCGTCGCGTGGTTGAGGGCGAGCTACAAGCAATTCAACGCGATGAATGAGCACCTCATGCGGCTACAGGAGCTCGCGGAGGAGAACGAAAAAGGTCTCGATGCACTGCGGAAGCTGATCGACGAGTCAATCAAGCGGGCTGAGCAAAGCGAACGGCGAATTGAGGAGCTGTCCAGGGCGGCAACTGAATCGCTGGAACGAGCACGGATGGCCATCAGAAAAGTGCGAGTGCACGATCAGCGATTGAATGACCACCACAAGCGATTGCGAACGATCGAGCGGAAACTCGAACAAAGGTGTGACGAATAACAGGAACCTGGGCCGCGGCCGGCATCTCTACCCCGAGGGGCTTCCCGGGCCCCACCAGCGCCCGCCGGTCGCGGCCTTTTCTCATCGAGGGAGCCCATCCCATGTTGAGCCGATTCGACTATTACGACGACGACGAATCGTTCGGGGAGGCCGCCCCGCTCCCGCCCGTGCGAGGTGAGGATCCTTGGGTACCGCTCCGCCGCGCGGGATTCTGGTTGATGGTGGTGTGCGTATTGGGGTTCATGGTGATGGCGGCGAACGGGCTGCTGCAAATCGCGAAGGAATAATCGAATGTCAAATGCTCCCGCTGGCTGTCCATCATGTTCGGCTAAGGCTAACCTGCCTTCCGTGGGTGAAGTTCATCGCGCAGGCCCGTGGCTGATGATCGGGATTTTCATTCCGACTGTCGTGGAGCGAGGCCCCGACGTCTTGTACGCCCCGGTCTATGCCAAGCTGGAAAATGGCTTGCTCTCACAGTGGACGACGGAGCGTCCTGCCGAACTCGACCGGATGACGTTCTTTCCGCTCGCTCTAGAAGATCAGCGATTTATTGGCTTCACCGATGCCGAACTTGAGGCGGAGCCAGAACTCAGGACGAACGCGGAGCTTCGTCAGCAGAAGGCGCACTCCGCAGGGAGATTGGAATTTCCGGCCCATTATTCCAATCTGGAATCTGGCGAATGAAAAAGCCCGTGACATCTGACGCGACGTCACGGGCCGAGAAACAAGATCGGCATCAAGCCATAGCTGAGGCGCTTGGCAGCAGCATGGCTCGCGGCGTGTGCGACAAAATAAACTGTCGCTCTCGCGGTACCTCAGTAATTTGGTCGAGAACCTTTACTTCGCAGGGGCCGAGCATTTCCACGCCCAGCAGTTCGCCCTTACTGTTGTAGTCAGCAAACACCTTTCCGCCGAGAACTTCTTTTGTTGCAGCCGCTTTGCCCTTTCGGACTTTGAAGTAAACGGCAATTACGTCTCCGGTGCCCTCGTCTGTCTCAACCGAATACTGAAGATGGAATTTGTCCGGTTTCATTGGTATTTAGCAACGTTCTACAAGAATGACCGTGATGATTCGCAATGATTTTTCTAAGCGCTGAAAAATGACATCCACACAATGTGATGCCGATCTCCTGCGCGCCCATCGCTCTTGACCTGGCTCAGTATCAAGTCCCTTGGTGTACGATGGATTTGAGAGGACATGCTCAACTTCCCGCCAAAGGATGTCCCGTTCATTCATCCGCTTAATTGCATGACGAGTTACGTAGGCTTCGTCGTAGCAATCGAGAACCGTCTTGCTGAATTTGCGAATTTCTCCCTTCAGCGGCAGCGGTGCTTTCTTGGAGACTACCGCCTCAGCTTTTCGTGCCTCATGCTTTCGCGCCATGGGGGCCGATTGTCCGCACCGCGGAAGCAACTTGCAACCATTTTGATTTGATTGCTATATCCGTACCTATATCGACTTTAGCAGCGCGTACCCCCGCGTCCATGACCCGGAATGCCCATCTGGGCGGGATTTCTACTGGTAGGGGTTGGGCAAAATAAACCACCAGATTTTGCGATAGCACCTTTGCTTGCATCTGAACGACCGTACAGTAAAATCCGCACGAAAGGTACATTTCACTCGTCCGCACGGATGCAGGTTTGTGCGGGTGCCCGGCTATGAGCCCCATGGGGCCTTACCCGTGATCTGGGCGAATCAATCGCGTTAGCACCCCGATTTCAGGGCTCCAGATTGGATAAATGGGGTCGGGCTGCGCGCGGGAAGGGCAAAAGTGAGGCGCCAATGTCTCTACGTACTCTCGCTCGTCAATGGAAGCTCGGAACGGATTGTCCGCGTTTCGCTCAGCCGCAAGGAAGCGGTTTCCGCAAAGTCTCGCCTGAAAAAGCTTTGCAGCAACAAGCCAATCCGCGTGAAAGCGGAAATCTACCGGCTTGAACCGTCAGGTAAGTCATTCTGACCTGCGGCGCGCGTCCAGTTGCTCGGTCACGTGCACCAGGTCGTCAACCATCTGGCTCAGATAGATGGAAGTCGTATCCAGGTTGGCGTGGCCGAGTAGCCGTTGGGCCGCTACTGGGCCCAGGATGCGAACCGCTTCGTCTGCAGCGCTGTGCCGGAGTTGACCTGGCGACCAATGCACAGCCTTTGCCCCAGCCTCAATCGCCTTTTTGGCAGCACGGGCTACAGCCACCCGGTAAGTGTCTTCGGTGTAGCAGGGCCGTTTGACACAGCCGCGGGGCTTGGGCGTGAAGACGTAATCCTCTGGCTCAGGCTTGAGGTACTCCCAGAGCGGCCCGTGCAGGGACGCCGGAATGGCAATCACCCGAGGCTTGCGGCGCCAAGTGTTCTTGTGCTGCCCCGGCCGATAGAGCCAAGTATCCCCGCGACCCTCGAGATCCCGCATTTGCATGGAGCAGACTTCGCCTGGCCGCATTCCAGCGATCCGCTGAGTGCGAACCATCATTGCGATCGTGGCCGACATGAAGGGCAGGGTGGCTGCCACGATTTCGTCTGCCACTGGCTCAACCGGTTCCGTCTCGCGGGCTTCCGTGCGTCCCTTGCGGAGTGCCTTGACGCTCTCGATGGCGTGGGCCAGAGAGGCCGGCACAATTTCGTTCTCGACCCCGAATCGCCACATCCGCTTGAGCCGGGCGATTTGGTGGTTGGTGTACGGCCGTGACCAATCCTTCGCGATCATGGCCTCTCTGACCTGCTTGAGCGCCAGGGGGCCAAATTGGTCGAGCTCGGTCGAGCCGTGCAATTCAAGCAGGAGATCTACCGCGTACCGAATGCAGTCGTATTCGTTCTGGCTGTAATAGGACTCGGCGAAGTCCAGGTAGGGTTCCGCCAAGTCAACAACGGGATGTTCCGGCGTTGGAAACCGAGGCTTAATCGGTTCAGGATCGCCACCTACGATCGCCGCGACAAGCTTCTTGAACTCGTCAACGCTCTCGTCGGATCCATACTTTCCGAGGTAGATCGTCTTCTTTTGCCAGCGGCAATACGCCTGACCTGACTTATGTGGACCTTGGTACCGCGGAAGATTGATCTTCGGCATGCGCGTAGTTAAGCGCGTAGTCGCCGTCGCCATGGCCAAGGTCTCGCGATCGATTCCGTTTCATAAATGCAATGTGCGAAAGAAGATGCAAAAGAGCGGGCGACCGGACTCGGACCGGCGACATCCAGCTTGGGAAGCCGACGCTAAACTACTGTTTTCCGAGCGGAAAACATAGCCTCGCACTACATTTCCAATTGGGCTTGCACTACAATTCCCAAGTGCATCCCGCTACCCGCTCGGCCTGATTCTAAGGAGTCCAGGCAGTGCTTCGCAACCCACGCAAGCGGCGAATACCCGCCCTGAAATTCACCAAAAGCCGGGACATCGGCTGGCACGTTTCGTTTCGTGACCCAGTCTCGGGAAACCCTCGCAAGCATCGCTTTGGTATGGTCAGCCGCGAGCAGGCCGACCAGCTCTACCATGAATGGGTGGCTGCCCATCTTCGCGGCGAGACGCCAACTACTAAGCCGAAGCGACGCAAGAAACTCGACCTTCAGAACGTCGAACTGAAGGCAGTTAGCAAGGGTGTTCCGGCCAAGATTTTGCCGGGAAGTTTTCTGCACGTCGCCTCCGGCTTGTTGCAGTTTGAAGAATCGCGAGTCCGCGACGAGCCCGGTCCCCGGCGACGCGGCAGCATTTGCCGAGCCGTCTTCGACCAGCGGAAGGCATACGCTAAGGAGATATTAGCATTCATCACAAAGCGGCACGGCCAGGGAGCAGCCGGACGTTTGTTGCTCGCCGACTTCAGCATGGACGACGTGGAAGCCTACAATCGGGCCATCGTTAAGTCCGGTTACTCATCTTCGCAAGTCACGAAAAGACTCCAGTTCGTCAAGGCAATCATCGACCGTGCCGGAAGACCCGAACACGGTGGCCAAGTGCTCGCGTGGAATTGGGATTCACGCGACGTGCATCACGGCAAGCCTGCCCGGAAGCGTCGCTTGCCGTCGCTGGCTCAGTTAAAGCTGCTTCTCAGCAATTGCAGTCCTCGCGAAACCGCGATGGTATGGATGGCCATTGGCTGCGGCTTCGGTCAACGCGACCTCGCCGCAGTCCGTGTCGGACAAATCGACAAAAAGAGCTACGACCTACGTCGCGGCAAGACCGGCATTGAGCGTTATGGCGACACGCCGCCACTCGTTTGGAAGACAGTGCAAGATTATCTCAAGCATCGCAAGCGAGACGATGGCGAATTGATGTTCGTTACCGCTAAAGGGATGCCGCTCGTTCACGCCCATGCGGACTCAGTTCACCAATGGTGGTCGAAGCTCGTCAAACGCTTGGGCGAGCCGTGCAAAGGCGTCGGCGGCTTCTACTCGCTACGGCATTTGGGAGCAACCGAGTACGGTTCAAGAGACGGATGTTCCATCGGAGCGATGAAACGATGGCTGGGCCACTCCGCTGGCTCCGACATGGCAGATGTCTACATGAAGCCCGTGTCGCCGGAGAATCGCATAGTCATCGAATGGGTTCGCACGGCACTTCGGACGGCAAAGGTCGAGCTTCGCAAGAAGACAAAGTCTCAAGAGTGAAGAAGAGCGGGTGAAGGGAATCGAACCCTCATCATCGGCTTGGGAAGCCGACGCTTTACCACTAAGCTACACCCGCGACCGTTGCCGCTGGCCGTCCACAAATCTACAGACCGCGAGTGACGACCGCGAAACATCCTGATTCTAATCTCCGACTGCTCTGCTGGGAAGCTACAGTCCGTCGTCGGGATTGCTTCCCTTCCAGACCGAGCAACGGCAGCCGGTGACGGATGCGACCGAAAGCAACGACGTGCCAGGGGAAACCTGTCACTCGGCTCGCTGGCGGTCGCGGAGTGTTCCGGCTGCATCGCCGCCCGCCTTCTGCCGCCTAGAAAGCAATTGCCTTTTACCAAAACTGCACTTCGGCAGGTGCTTTTAATCGTTGTCGAGCTTTGGTAAGGTTTCTACACGCTTGCAGTCCGTCCCATGCGACCACGGAAGACGCACCCGTGCCTTCAACAAACGATTACCTGTTGGTCAACGAGGCCGCCGACCTACTCGGCGTATCACCGAACACAATCCGCAATTGGGGCCGCGACGGCAAAATCGCCGAGTACCGGCACCCGGTCAACAACTATCGGCTCTTCAGTCGGAGTGAGCTGGAGCGAATTCGTAAGAAACTCAACTCGCCGTCCCGGCGAAGACCGAAGCCACGCTGACCAAAGCATATAGACAACCCTCACCACCTAATTACGTCTGTTCGCAGCCTGACGATTGCTCAATGGGATAACTTTCAATGCCCCGCATTTTCGACAATATCGAACGGTCGCTGCTTCCGGCACTCCGCGAAACACTGGAGCTAGCTGAACGTGCGGACTTCTGCGTCGGCTATTTCAACCTTCGCGGATGGAAACAAATTGACTCACTTGTCGAGCGTTGGGACGGTGGCGAGGGCAAATGCTGCCGACTGCTTGTGGGTATGCAGCAGATGCCGCAAGACCAACTCCGCTCTTCGCTCAGCTTGTTGCACAGTCAGGACGAGATCGACCAGGCTACAGCCATCGTACTGAAGCGGAAGCTAGCCCAAGATTTTCGCGACCAGTTAATGGTCGGAATTCCCACCAACGACGACGAAGCTGGATTGCGACGCCTCGCCGCACAAATCGTCTCCAATAAACTCGTTGTTAAACTCTTCTTACGACATAGCTTGCACGCCAAGCTCTATTTGCATTTTCGCAGAGACCCAATTAACCCGACCACCGGCTATCTGGGAAGCAGCAACTTGACGTTTGCCGGACTAGCTAAACAAGGCGAACTCAATGTCGACGTTCTTGACCATGACGCCTGCGACAAATTAGCCAAGTGGTTCAATGACCGCTGGGACGACCGCTTCTGCATCGACATCTCGAAAGAACTTGTTGACATCATCAACAACAGTTGGGCAAGACCGGAGCCAATTCCACCTCATCACATCTACGTGAAAATGGCGTACCACCTGTCGCAGGAAGCACGGGCAGGACTATCCGAATTTCGCATCCCGAGCGACTTCGGCAATACGCTCTTCGAGTTTCAAAAGGCAGCGGTCAAGATTGCCGCACACCACCTCAATAAGCGTGGTGGAGTCGTGATCGGTGACGTTGTCGGTCTCGGCAAGACGCTAATGGCGACGGCGTTGGCGAGGATCTTTGAGGACGACCACGGTGTCGAAACGCTCATTATTTGTCCGAAGAATCTCGTTCCAATGTGGGAGGACTACCGGCAGCAATATCGTTTACGGGCCAAAGTTCTCTCTGCGACCAACGTGCAGCGAGAATTGCCCGACCTGCGTCGCTATCGGCTTGTGCTAATCGACGAAAGCCACAACCTTCGCAATCGCGAAGGGAAACGCTACCGCTCGATTGCCGAGTACATCAACTCAAATGACAGCCGAGTCATCCTGCTCTCCGCGACTCCCTACAACAAAACCTATCTTGACCTGTCGAATCAGCTTCGCTTGTTCATCGACGAGAGCGACGACATTGGAATTCGCCCGGAACGGTTACTCCGCGAGCTTGGCGAGACCGAATTCATTCGTCGTCACCAATGCCCGGTCCGCTCGTTAGCTGCTTTTGAAAAAAGCATTTATGCCGACGACTGGCGAGACCTTATGCGGCTCTACCTTGTCCGTCGCACTCGCAGTTTCATCCAAGAGAACTACGCCAAACTCGACACGGCCACCAATCGAAAGTTTTTGGAGTTCCCCGATGGGACTCGGTCCTACTTTCCGGTTCGCGTTCCCAAGACGGTCAAATTCCCGATTGACCCGAAGAACCCCAAGGACCAATACGCTCGCCTGTTTGCCGACGACGTTGTCCGGGCAGTCAACCAACTCACGTTGCCGCGTTATGGACTCGGCAACTACCAAACGCCGTCGCCGCACAAGCCACCAACTCCCGACGAGGGGCGGGTGCTGGCCGACCTCTCGCGAGCAGGTACGCGACTTAAAGGTTTCTGCCGGACCAATCTCTTTAAGCGTTTGGAAAGCAGCGGTCACTCGTTCATTCTGTCGCTTGAACGGCACGTGCTCCGCAACTTCATTGTCCTACACGCCATCGAGAATGATTTGCCAATTCCTATCGGCACTCAAGATATGGGCCTGCTCGATACATGGGCCAATGACGAAGACAGTGACCTATGGGACGCCGCCGACGGGGACGACGGCGATGACACAGACCCAACCAAGCAATTGAAAGGCGTGCTCACCGAAGCCGACTTCAGGCAGCGTGCGAAAGAAATCTACGAACGATATGCCAGCCAGTATCGCCGACGTTTCAAGTGGCTACGCCCCGCCTTGTTTGAAGCCGACTTAGCAAAAGACTTACTCAAGGACGGGCAAGCTTTGATGAAAGTCTTGAAAGACTCCGGACCTTGGGAGTCTGCCCGTGATGCCAAACTCATCGCCTTGCTGGACCTACTGCAAAAGCGACACCCGAATGAGAAAGTCTTGCTCTTCACTCAATTCGCCGACACGGTGGACTACCTAACAGGTGAGCTTCAATCGCGACACGTGCCGTCGCTTGCCGGTGTGACGGGCGGTTCCGACGACCCGACCGCCATCGCCCATCGTTTCAGTCCGGTCAGCAATAAGAAGCGTGACAAGATTACGCCAGCGAACGAGCTTCGCGTCGTGTTGGCAACAGACGTGCTTAGCGAAGGTCAGAACCTGCAAGACTGTGCCATCATCGTCAACTACGACTTGCCGTGGGCCATTATTCGCTTGATTCAACGGGCCGGTCGTGTGGACCGCATCGGCCAACAGTCTGACACCATCCTTTGCTATTCGTTCCTGCCAGCCGACGGCGTCGAACAAATCATCAATCTTCGGGGCCGCGTCCGCCAACGGCTCAAAGAGAATGCCGAAGTTGTCGGCACCGACGAAGCTTTCTTCGATGACGAACAGGACGACCTGCCGTTGTGGAATCTTTACCACGAGAAGTCCGGCATCCTCGACGGCGAGGACGACACCGAAGTGGACTTGGCTTCCTATGCCTATCAGGTTTGGAAGAACGCCATCGACAGCAATCCAGAATTGGAAAAGATCATTCCAGCCATGCCGAACGTCGTCTATTCGGCCCGTACTCATCAGCCGACTCCAGACCAGCCCGAAGGTGCCCTTGTTTATCTCCGAACTGCCGAGGGCAACGATGCCTTGGCTTGGGTCAACACCGAGGGCAAAAGCGTCACGGAGTCACAGTTCACCATCATCAAAGCCGCAGAGTGCTCGCCAGATACGCCAGCCATTCCCCGCCATGACAAGCATCACGAAATGGTCGCCAAAGGCGTCAAGCTAATCGTCGAGACGGAGAAGTCCGTTGGCGGGCAACTTGGCCGTCCTTCCGGTGCTCGCTTCCGCACCTACGAACGCCTCAAAGCCTATGCCGAGGACATGAAGGGGACGCTGTTTGCAACGCCAGAATTGAGCAAAGCCATTGAAGACATCTACAAGTACCCACTGCTCCAGTCGGCCACAGACACATTGAATCGCCAACTCAAGAGTGGCGTCAGCGACGCCGGACTCGTCGAGCTTGTGATTGGCTTGCGTCAGGACGCCCGATTGTGTCGGGTGGCCGAGGATTCCGAAACCGCCGAGCCGCAGGTGATCTGCTCACTCGGGCTACGCAAAGCCGAATGAGCAAGGAACAACAACCCATGAACATCGACGCCACCGCCGTTCGCAAATGCCTGAAGTCGTTCGACTTCGCTACGCTCTTTCGCGAACACTTGGGTTGGGATAAGCACCAAGGGCAGCTTGCCATTCCTATCGACGGCCAAACGATTCAACTCAACGCCATTGCCCAAAAGCGTGGCTTTGCGGCCTACGTCTGCTCTTCAATTCCAGACCGAGCCACACGGCTCAAGATCGACAACCAAATTACCAAGACGGCCCGTGAGCATTTCGTCATCTATGCCGACCAACCCGGCGGCCAGCAGGTTTGGCAATGGGTTCGCCGCGAGCCAGGTAAGCCGCTGGCGAGCCGTGACCATCGCTACGATGCAACCCAATCCGGCGACCCGTTGATTCAGCGTCTCGCGAATATCGCTGTATCGTTTGAAGAAGAGGAAGAATTCACGCTCAGCAGTGCCGTTGGCCGCGTTCGCAAAGCGTTCGATGTGGATAAGGTCACGAAGAAGTTCTACGAACTCTTCAAAGCCGAGCACACCGCCTTTCAGAAATTCATCAAGGGAATTAAAGGCGAAGGCGACCTCCAATGGTACACGTCCATCATGCTTAATCGCTTGATGTTCGTGTACTTCATTCAGAAGAAGGGCTTTCTCGACAGCGACACGGAATACCTTCGCAACCGCATGAAGCAAGTCCGAGAGAACAAAGGCAAGGATAAATTCCTCACGTTCTATCGCTATTTCCTGCTCCGGCTCTTTCACGACGGGCTTGGCAAATCACCGGAAGAACGCAAGCTGGACCGCGAGCTGGAAAAGCTTTTGGGAAAAGTGCCGTACCTGAACGGCGGCTTCTTTGAAGTCCACGAACTGGAAGCACGCAATCCCGACATCGACATTCCCGACAAAGCCTTCGAGAAGCTCTTCGACTTCTTCGATGAGTTCCGCTGGCACCTCGACGAGCGTCCCTTGCGTTCCGACAACGAGATCAATCCCGACGTAGTCGGCTACATCTTCGAGAAGTACATCAACCAGAAACAGATGGGGGCGTACTACACCAAAGAAGACATCACCGAGTACATCAGCAAGAACACGATTATTCCGTTTCTGTTCGATGCCGCTGAGAAGAAATGCCCAATCGCATTCAAGCCGGAAAGCTTCCTTTGGAAGCTGTTACGGGACAATCCTGACCGCTACATTTACGCCGCCGTTCGGCATGGTGTCATCGACGACGACGGGAAGATTCTTCCTCTGCCGAAGGAGATTGAAGCAGGTATCAAGAATGTCGCCAAGCGTGACGGTTGGAACAAGCCAGCCGTCGAACCATTCGCTTTGCCGACCGAGACGTGGCGTGAACACGTCGCCCGACGGCAACGCTGTTTGGAACTCCGCGAGAAGCTTCAGCAGGGTCAGGTCCACGCGATCAACGACCTCATTACGCTCAATCTCGACATTTGGCAGTTCGCCCGCGACGCAATCATCAACAGCGAAGGCCCGGAGCTACTTCGAGCCTTCTGGCAGGCGATCCAGAAAGTCACGGTGCTCGACCCCACTTGCGGGTCAGGTGCCTTCCTCTTCGCGGCCCTTCGCATCTTGGAAAGTCTCTACAGCGATTGTTTGGAACGTATGGAGCGATTCGTTGAGGACTTGGCTGGCAAGACTCACCACCCGGAACAATTCAGCGATTTCAAGAAAGTGCTCGCTCAGACCGCCAAGCACCCCAGCGAACGCTACTTCGTACTCAAGAGCATCATCATCAACAATCTGTTCGGCGTGGACATCATGGAGGAGGCGGTCGAAATTTGTAAGCTTCGCCTATTCCTTAAACTTGTTGCCCAAGTCGATACGGCTGAACAGATTGAACCGCTACCGGACATCGACTTCAACATTCGTGCAGGCAACACGCTAGTCGGCTACGTCTCGCTCGATCAGGTGCGGGAATCCCAGAAAGGTACCTTTGGCTTCGCAGCCGACGAAATCGACCAAATCGAAGAAGACTCACTCGCTGTCGAGAAATGCTTCCAACAATTTCGTGCTCAGCAAACGACGCACGGCGGCAAAGTAACATCTAAGGACAAGCAAGAATTGCGTCGGCGACTACAAACGCTAGACGCTCAACTCGACCGGTATCTTGCAGGCGAATACGGCGTCGCGGTCGGTAAACGCAAGTCGAAATCGAACGACGAAGAAGCCCTCGCAGATTGGAAGGTCAGCCACGAACCCTTCCATTGGTTTGTGGAGTTCTACGGAATAATGGCCACAGGGGGGTTCGATGTCATCATTGGGAACCCGCCGTATGTCGAGTATGCGAAAGTCAAAAAGGCTTACACCATCCGTGGCTATAGGACGGAGGGGTGCGGCAATCTATATGCGTTCGTTTGGGAGCGGTGCCTCCACATTTCAGCAGAGAACGGACGAGTTGGCATGATTCAGCCAGTTGCCTCCGTATGCACCGATGGCTACGAACCGTTGCAGGCAGCTCTACGCACAACAGGTTCGTCAGTCGTGAGCAACTTTAATGACCGACCGAGCAAACTATTTGATGGGCTGGAGCACATTCGACTTTGCATCATTCTGCATGAAAAGGGCAGTAGCCGCAGCACGTTCTCCACAACATACAATAAATGGCAGTCCGTCGAACGAGAGACTCTGTTCCATCGCCTGTCGTTCATTGACACGACCTTGCTAAACATGGGCGGGGCGATGGCAAAGGTGGGATCGCCCATCGAAACGTCAATTCTGGCAAAGTTCAAAGCAGAGCCAGGACTTATTGGAGAGTACGAACGTGCTGGCAAGTGGCATATCTATTATACACGCAAATTGAGCCACTTCGTGCAGATCCTGGACTTCGTACCGTCAATCAAAGACGAAGCTGGAAAGAAACGCGAGCCATCGGAACTGAAAGACCTTACATTCGCAACCGAGCCTCAAAGAGACGCATTTCTAGCGATTCTGAATTCATCGCTCTTCTACTGGCTCCTTACCGTCTACTCCGATTGCAGGAATCTGAACCGCCGTGACATCGGATTCGCTCGCTTCAATTTCGACTCGCCTACAGCAGGGCAAGACGTAGCTGAGCTTCAACGCCTTTGCCGCGAACTGATGACGGACGTTCGGAGCAACTCAAAGATAGTTGCCATGCGGTACAAGGACCGGGGTGAGTTGCGTATCCAATGTACTTACCCGAAGTACAGCAAGCACATTCTTGATGAAATCGACAACGTTCTAGGCAGGCATTTTCATATGACGCCTGACGAGAGCGACTTTGTCGTCAATTACGACATCAAGTATCGCGTTGGTGCGGACAGTGAGGACGACGAATGACGCGGCAATGCGATCCTCACGAACGTCTAAACAATGCCCCAAGCACAAATGGCGTTGGGGACTACAGCATTCTCCAGGGTCTGTCGCTGGGACTTATCTGTTCCGTGCAGTGTCCCGGAAGCATTGTGATCAAGGCCTTTGACGCGATCCGTGAGTTGCGAGACGCCGGAGTCGTTGTCACTGGCGGCTTCCATTCGCCGATGGAACGAGAGTGCCTCGACTTTCTATTGCGTGGCGATCAACCCATCATCGTTTGCTTTGCCAAGGGGCTAAGGCAACCGCGGTTGCCCGCTGCTTGGCGAAAGGCCATTGATGGTGGCAGGCTATTGCTTGTGTCACCATTCGCCGACACAGTTCGACGAACTACGAAAGCACACGCCCAAACACGCAACGAGTTCGTTTTCGCAATCGCGACCGCAGTGCTCATCCCTCATGCATCGCCCGGCGGCAAGGCTGAGGCCATCGCCCGCGAAGTTGTGAAGGCTGGCAAGCCACTTTTCACTTTCGACGACCCTGAAAACCAATCGCTCCTTAATCTAGGAGCCATTCCCTACAACATCGACGCAATTCGCTGCGAATTGGCTGGTCGAAGCAATCAAAGAACAGAACAGGCGTCCTCACAAGACATTCACACCCAGATAACAACTCGATAGCTCCTACGTCACGAGAAGTCCGATGCAACGCATATCTGTCGTCATTCTGGATTTGGACAACACCCTATTTGATTGGGTGGACATTTGGCATCAATCCTTCAAGGCGATGCTCGACGAACTCATCCGAACAAGTGGCATTGAACAAGAAGTCTTGCTGAACGACTTCAAGGCAGTCTTCACCCGTCACGGTACGTCTGAGTACGCGTTCGCCCTTGAAGAACTCGAATCACTTCAGGCAAAACACCCCGGCGAAAATATTACCCAGATATACGACTCAGCGATTCATGCTTATCGTTCTGCACGCAAAGATTCGCTTGCTCTTTTCCCAGACGTTGAGGAAACGCTCCAGAAGCTAAAGGACGCAGGATGCTTGTTGACCGGATACACCGAGTCGATGGCGTACTACTCGCATTATCGAATGCGAAAGTTGGGTCTTGACCGATTACTCGACTACATCTATTCGCCAGCGGACCACGACTTGCCGCAGGGTATGACCGCTGAACAAATTCGGATTTATCCAACGGGCCAGTACAAGCTTCGTCGGACAGTACCTCGCCACACACCCAAGGGAGAATTGAAGCCAAACCCAGAGATCCTGCTGCAAATCATTCGGGACGTAGCCGCTTCACCGGAGGAGGTGCTGTATATCGGCGACAGCTTGATGAAAGATATTTCAATGGCAAAGGACGCCAAAGTCACCGATGCGTGGGCAAAGTACGGGATTGCTCAGACTAGGCCGGAATATGAATTGCTTCGACGAGTGACGCATTGGACCGCGTCATCGGTAGAAAAGGAGAAAGGATTATCCGAAGACCAGATTAAGCCCACACTGACTCTAAACCAGTCGCTGGCAGACGTGTTGCCTGCCTTTAGTTTCGAGCCATACATTGACCGCTCACCGGACCAAATAGAAACGGTTGTGGATGCTTGGAAAACTACCGTTGATGTTCAAAAGCATTTCAACGAACTGGAAATGAAGGTCCGCAATTTTGCGTTGACAATTCTCGGAGCTATCTTGGCCGGTGCCGCGTTTAGCGTAAAGGAGCAAGTAGAGGTTGGTATTTGGGGAACTCATATTCCGCTCGCTACTTTGGTGTTGCTTGCTGGTGCAGCGGTCTGGATTGCATTTTACTTGATGGACCGCCATTGGTACCACAATCTTTTACTCGGATCAGTTACGCATGGGTTGAAGATCGAGAAGCGTTATAGCACGCGTTTGCCAGAATTGGGATTAGCCACTGCGATTGGAGCAGCTAGCCCAACAATTGTTGGGCGTAGGAAAATCCGTTCTTCTCACAAGCTTGACATTTTCTATGGAGGCGGCTTGGTGTTGCTGATCCTCGCCGCCTTCGTCTCTTTTTTTGTCGTCGGCAAAACTCCGCAGCCGAACAATCCGACGCAAACATTGACCATACCTGCTGGCAATAACGATACGGTTAAACCAGTATCGAACGCAGCTTCCGACCCGGAGCCAACGCTCAAGAACAATGAGAAAGCATCAACTCAATCAGCCGACGACTCAAGCGAACCCAACAGTGTGCCAACTAAAGGCGATAGCTCTAGCCGCTTGGACTTAGTGCCGCCAAACGGCGATGACCCAAGCGGCAACAAATAACCCACTAGCCTGAGACGACTTTTACGTAAATGGCAGCAAGCATCACAAGACTTTGTGGCGAAGAATGGCAACAGTGGGCGAACTCGTTGCTATCCTGCCACTACGGCCCGACTGAATATCAACGTGTGCCCGACAACGACCGAGGCGACTCTGGGATCGAAGGATTTACCGTCACCGATGGTCATGCATATCAAGCTTATGGCTGCGAAGAACCTCTAGCGACTGCCGCTCGGTATGCCAAGCAACGCGACAAGATGACAGCCGATGTTGGAAAGTTCATCACGAACAGGGCCACCCTTCAGAGATTGTTCGGGACAATCAGGGTCACGCGATGGGCACTCTTTGTGCCGTATAGCGATAGCAAGGAAATTGTTGGCCATGCGGCCACCAAGACCACGGAAGTCGTAGCGGCGAGCCTTCCTTACGTTGCCGACTCGTTTCGCGTCGTCGTTTGTCAAGAGGAAGACTTTCGTGCCGCGAGAGACCAGCTACTCAGCAATAGCACTTCCGCACTTCACGTGGAAGCAGACTCACCAACCGTCGAGCAAGTCTCGGACTGGGCAGCAACTCACGACACGCTTGCGGCCACGCTAACTGACAAGCTGCGGCGGCTTACTACAATTCGCAATGAGGACGACCGAGGGAAGTTTCACACGCAGGTGTTGAAGTGGTACTTGGAAGGGCAAGACATTCTCGACGGGCTGCGTGAATACCCCGAGGTCTATGAAAAGGTTGTTCAGGCGAAACTGCATCGCGAGAACTTTCTTGCTGCGGCAGCAATCAGTGGTGAAGCTCCGCACGAACTATTCACGGCATCCATCAAGACCCTGAAGGACACATTTCAGGCAGAAGTGAAGGCACTCCACGCATTTAATGCCGAGTCGCTCGCCCATGAAGCGGTAGCGGATTGGTTGCTTCGTTGTCCGTTGGATTTTCCAGAGGTGGCCACAAATGCTTGATCTCGTGCAGAACGACCTTGACCTTCCTGAATTGCAAACCGCATTTCTCTTCCGACGGCGACCGATTGCGATCCCCGGCGATTTACGACCGGGGTGGAGGATCGGCTTGATTGTGCTTCTTCTCAAGAAATGCTGCCGTAGTGGACGCTCAACCCATAAACGCCTTCATGTGTTGAACTGGGGAATTAGCAGCGTTGATAATCGCCTTGACCTACAGGCGGCAATTCGCGGCTCGCTGTCCCCGCACATTGTAATCGTTCGTTTCGACCCGTTCCTTAGTCGTGCCGTCGATTTCGCAATTGGCGAAAGTTTGTTGAAGCGGGCCGGAGGCGACAAGATTGAATTGACCCAGCTAGGAAAAGCCTTTGCGGTCGAGCTTGAGCAATCGGAAGGAATCTACGTTATCGAGAAACAGTTTATGGACGCCATTCGACAGAACGTAACCGAATCGCTCGTGAATCAAATGTTCGCGAGAACCACACTATGAGATTCAGACGATTGATGATTCGTGTGCAGACAGACGCCGGACCATTCGGTGCGACGCTGGATTTCCCCGATGGACTTGTTGTCGTATGGGCCGACAACTCAATGGGCAAATCGACGTGTGTGAAGTCCATTCTAGTTGCCTTGGGAATGGAGGCGATGCTTTCGCCGAGTCAGGCCGATTTGCCATTGCCGCCCGCCGTCAAGGCACGTCTCAACTCCGCAACCGGTGAGCACGACGTTTTGGAATCCGAAGTACTCTTGGAGATTGAAAACGCACAGAATCAGCGGATCGTAATCCAACGCACGATCAAGGGCGAGAGAGACAAGAACCTAATAACAGTTCACGAGGGTCCGGCACTCACAAATCCCACTGCTTCAGTCCGAACACGAGATATGTTTGTTAGCCGACAGGGAGCAGCTACTAGAGAGTTGGGGTTCCATCACTACCTTGCCAAATTCTTGGGGTGGAGTTTGCCAACCGTGCAGACATACGACGGCAATGAGTATCCGCTCTACATGCAGTGCATTGTTCCTTATTTTATCGTTGAGCAGACTCGGGGCTGGTCAACGGTTCAACCGCCGCTCCCATCGCATTTTCGGATTCGCGATGCCCACAAGCGCTCGGTAGAGTTCCTGTTGAATATGGATGCTCACCAAATCGCGCTGACCCGACAAGAGTTGGTATTTGAACAGAGTCGCATCGAGGCCGAGTGGACGAATAGGGTTTCACGAGCAGCGGACCTCGGCGAAAGTGCAGGCGGGACGATTCAGGCATTGCCTCAAAAACCCGTTGCCACCTGGCCCCCGGCAGTCCCTCCCACACTTGCAGTACCGGAAGGTGATTCGTGGATCAACATCGGGCAACGCATTGCGGCCAACGTGGAGTCACTCAATCAACTCATACTGGAGGAAATTCCACGCGTTCAGGAAATCGCCACTGTGGCACAGTCGGAGTTGACCGAGGCAGAACACGGAATCCGCGAAAAGCAGACGTTGCACTCTCGCTTGCTCGACGCACTGGAATCAGAGCAACAAGAAGTAAAGCGAGTGGACGACCGGCTGGCTGCGATTGCGGAGGATATTCAGCAGCACAAAGATGTTCGGGTGCTGAAGCAGCTTGGATCGCGGCAAGACTCATCAATAGACCAAGGTACATGCCCGGTCTGTCATCAAACCATTCAGGATTCTCTAGTTCCTTTGGAACCGGAGCAATCCGTCATGACACTTGATGAGAACATTCAGTTTCTTACCGAGCAACTACGAACGTACGAGGGCGTGCAACTTAACGCACGTCAAGTAGTCGAGTCGAGGAGCCGACAAGTGCGAGCAGTTCACGAGGACTTGTCTTCCCGACGAGATCGAGTGCGAGCTTTACGGGAGACTTTGGTGTCCGATGGACGGCTTCCCTCGATTGCCGCAATTCAAACAAGGATGACGACGGACAACGCCATCCGCAAGGACCGGGAAGTCGAGCAGCAGCTTCAGGCAATCTTGGAGGGATTCGATGAGCTATCGCAGCGGTGGAAAGACGTGCAAGAACGCCTAAGCCGCCTCCCAAATGATGACGTTACGGCAGACGATAAGCAAAAGCTTCTGGCTTGGACGGCTACGCTTCGGGAGCAGTTGACTCAGTATGGATTCGGCAGCTTTCCAGTAAACCAAGTTGTCATTTCAACAGACACGTATCGACCAGAACACGAAGGCTTCGACTTGCAAACGAGCTTTTCACTGCAAACGAGCATTTCCGCAAGCGACCTAATCCGCACCATCTGGTCCTACCTTCACGGGCTTTTAGAATTATCAAGAAGTCAGCCGTCGAATCATCCCGGTTGCATTATTTTTGACGAACCACGTCAACAAAGTACGAGAGATTTGAGTTTTAATGAATTGCTTCGCCGGACATCAATGGCCAGTCAATTTGGCCAGCAAGTCATATTCTTCACAAGCGAGAATATCGAAAGACTCCAATCGCACCTCTCAGGGCTTCCTCATCAGTTGCTAAAAATTGATGGCCGCGTGCTTAAGGAAATGTGAAAGTCTTGACAACTATGAGCACATCGGACATTCGAGAACCCGACCAAATCCGCCAAGATGCCGCCCGCAAGCTGCGGACCGTCCAGGTCAGCGAGCACTTCCAAGCAATCCTTGGCTGTATGCTCGGCGAGGATTGGACCACGCCCCGACTTGTCGAGATGACGATAACGCCGGACGGCCATTTACTTGGTCGCTGCGAAGGCGAACCATCGTTCAAGGCGTTTCTCGGTGCGTCGCAAGACTTGCTCAATAACATTCACGGCATCGCAAAGGTGGCCGAACTCGACGGCGACGAAGTCGGCTACCTTGTGGCCAAGGTTGCCGAAATTAAGCGGCAGGCGTGAGGCGAGAGCATACCACCGGTTCAGCGTCGGGGTTGCGGCTTGAATCACCCAAACAGCTTGAGCAGTGAATTGGCTCTTGATGGGTGAAGTGTAGCAGGCTTTCGGCTACAGCGACGATTCGCAGCCGCCACGATTGGCCGACAATGACCGGCACACCTTTTCTTGCTGGAGGCCAACTTTTTTATTCGACATGCTCTTTTTTTGTTGACAAACATAGGGCAATTGCCCTATAGTCTACTTATTGAATGGGTTCGATAGGCGAACTCACAGTAAACCACATAGAGGAACATGACACAGAATGATAAGAGCTACAACGGATGGACGAACTACGAAACTTGGGCCACGGCTTTGTGGCTCGACAATGACCATGCAACGCATTGCTACTGGCGAGAAGCGACACGCGAGTCAAGGGACTCCGCCGCGACGTGCGAGCAAGTCAAACGCGGCACTTGGACGGCTCAAGAGGCAGCCCGCTACAACTTGGCAGACCGGCTCAAGGCTGAAGTGACTGATGGCTCACCGCTGGAGGACTCCACACTCTACAGCGACTTGCTCGGAGCAGCATTGCAGGAAGTCAATTGGGATGAGATTGTCAGCCATTGGTTGACGGACTTGGGCAACGACTAACACATGGCATCAACAAAGGACAAACGCGGCGAGGCTTCCGGCCTCGCCGCCATTTTGCGTGACACCACACGCCGCAGCGGCCTGAGCGTTTACCAAATCGCCAAGGAATCAGGCGTCGACCAATCGACGCTGAACAAATTCATCAATGGCGACCGAGATAATTTGCGGCTTGACGTTGCCGACCGCCTATTCAAATACTTTGGTTTGCGTGTCACTTTCGACCGACGAGGTAAACGAAGGAGGCCAACAGATGGCTAAAACAACCAGCAAACCCAGCCAGACCCCAAACCTGCTTACGCTACGCTTCACCAAAGAAGAATTGGACGACCTTGCCGAATTGGAACGGCAGCAAGATGCGGCTGGCGTCCCAAATATTTCGACATTTGCCAAGCAACTTCTGAAAAGACAGCTCTACCCTGACCCGTCGAGCGAAAAGGCTGTCCGGGAACTGCTACGCGAACTCCGCGACGCCACTGCCCATCTCCAGGAAGGCATCGAGAAACTTGATGCCCGAACCAAGAAAATGCGGAACGGCTTCGCCAACGGTATCGCCCACCTGCTCGTATCATGTGCAGGATGGAACGAAGACGAGGTCAAAGAATGGGTTGAGAAGCATTTGCGTGGGTAACATTTCATGCTCGTGAGGCATGTCGATGAAAGTAGTCCTTGCCGAAAAACCGTCCGTCGCTAGAGAGCTTGCCCAATGCTTAGGATGCAAGACTCGCCGCGACGGCTATCTGGAGGGCAACGGCTATCAAGTCACATGGGCCTTCGGCCACTTAGTGGCCTTGAACGACCCGGAAGATTACGACCCGTCGTTGAAGAAATGGGCACTCGAAACGCTGCCCATCATCCCCGACAAGTTTGGACTTAGACCCTCCGGGGACAAAGACGCTCGCCACCAATTGAGCGTCATCAAGCAATTGTTCCGCACGGCGGAGGAACTCATCGCGGCCACCGACGCAGGCCGCGAGGGTGAACTCATTTTCCGCTATATCCTCACGCTTACCGGCTGCACCGGCAAACCCGCCCGCCGCTTGTGGCTCAGTTCGCTCACACCGCAGGCCATTCAAGCAGCGTTCGCATCGCTCAAGCCGCTCGCCGCCTTCGATAATCTCTACGCCGCCGCTCGCTGCCGCAGCGAGGCCGACTGGATAGTCGGCATCAATGGCACTCGCTATTTCACCGTCCGCCATCGAAGTAGCGGCGAATTGTGGAGCGTAGGCCGCGTTCAGACTCCCGTGCTCGCCATGATTGCCAGTCGCGACAACGAAATCAAAAACTTCCGGTCCACGCCATTCTGGGAATTGCTCACCAAGTATCGCGACACGGTCTTTCGATTCGCTGGCGGTCGCTTCGAGGAAGAAGCAAACGCCAGGACTCAATTGCAACGAGTGACCGGGCAGCCACTGAAAATTGAGACGGTGGAGAGACAGCCGCAGAAGTCGCCGCCGCCCCAACTCTACGACCTCAACGAATTGCAGCGGGACATGAACCGCCGCTTCGGCCTATCGGCTGCCGCGACCTTGCAAGCCGCTCAGTCGCTCTACGAGGCCCGGCTCATCACCTACCCACGGACCGATTCGCGGTACTTGACCAAGGACATCGAACCAACTATCCCCGGCATTCTGCAAAAGCTCGCCACCCTCAAGCCGACTGAAATTGGCCGACTCAATTTGGCGAAACTTCCCTTCACCGCTCGCATCACGAACGACAAGAAAGTCACCGACCATCACGCCATCATTCCGACCGGCACCATTCCCCAGTCATTGCCGCATGACCAGCAACAGGTCTTCGAGGCGATTGTCGCGAGATTCATCGCCGCGTTCTCTCCGGCTTGCGAGAAAGAAGTCACCACCGTACAGGCCCAATCGGCTGGCGTTCCATTCGTGGCCAAGGGAACCCGCATCACGGTCCCCGGCTGGACGCTGCTCTACGAGCAAGCGTCGGACGAGGAAGTCCCCGAGGACGAACAACAACTCCCCGACTTCAGGCCAGGCGAAAGCGGAACACACGAACCAAGCGTGAGGAAAGGCCAGACCACTCCGCCCAGCCCTTTCACGGAGAACACGCTCTTGGGAGCGATGGAGACGGCTGGCAAATTCGTGGAGGACGCCGAGCTTCGCGAAGCCCTCAAGGAACGGGGACTTGGAACCCCCGCGACGCGAGCGTCGATTATTGAAACGCTCCTCCAACGCAAGTACATCGCCCGCACGAAAACCAAGCTCACCGCGACGGAGTCGGGACACTATCTGCTTTCCTTGATTGAAGACGCGAGTCTCAAGTCGCCTGAAATGACCGGCGACTGGGAAGAACGCCTCAAGAAAATCGAACGCGGCGAAGCCGGTCCCGAGGAGTTCGTTCGGCAGATTGCCGACTACACACGCGGCCTCATTCGCACCAGCGAACAGGCCGCGACCGCGAGGCCGTCGCCGCCGCCCGCTGATTGCGTGACCGCCAGCAGCCTGGGGGCCTGCCCCTTGTGCCAGGCCCCGGTTTTGGAAGGACCAAAATCCTATTCGTGCTCCGGCTGGAAGGCAGGCTGCAAGTTCACCATTTGGAAGACGATTGCCGGGAAGGCAATCTCCGCCTCGACCGCCCGCGTGTTACTGCGGGACGGAAAGAGTTCCCTGCTCAAAGGATTCAAATCCAAAGCCGGAAAACCGTTTGAAGCCCGGTTGAAGCTGACCGATGGCAAGGTCGAGTTTGAGTTCTCGAAATAGGGCTGACCTCCCGGTCAGCAAAATCCTGGTCCCCGCCTCGCGAGCGAGACGGGGATTGAGCCGCCAAAGGCGGCTCAACCTGCGGCGTCCGCTCCAAGCTACGGGTCGGTGAAACCGCCCCTCCGCGTCGCTCCAGCCGCAGGCCCACTGATATCAGAGTCGCCTTCGGGGGCGGCCCCCTTGGCGACAGCACACCTGACGCACCTAGCGGTGGATTGTTTACAATCGTGTGCACAAATTCGAGAGGCCCTCGTCCTAACTCTTTCGCTGACAGGTGGTAACTGCTCGGCCTTTTGTCCACAATTTGTGTACTGGCCCTTGAAACCCCACATCGAGTTTGCCAAATGGCCAAAAAGCGAGTGAAGCAGGAAAAGCAGGAAAAGGAGTTGAAGAACCCTTTCACCGTTCGCTTTGGCGACGAGGACCAAGAAGATTTTGAAGAACTTTGCCGCCGGTTCCGCAACTCCGAGTTCGACTATTTTTCGCCGTTTGTCGTGCAGTTGCTGAGCCGGGCTCTCAACCCCGACCCCTCCGGCGAGAAGGCAATGCGGGAGTCGCTCAGCGTGTTACACGACCTCATTCGCTCGTTGCGAGAGCGAGTCGACGAGTTGGATAAGCGGACCAAGAGTCTCCGTCAGACAGTCGCAAAGTCCACGACCATGCTCCTCATCAAAGTCGCAAACATGGACGCCGACAAAGCCCGCCAATACGTGCAGGACCAACTCCGGGAGTAG